TTCTGATCAAATGTGGTTTTTGGTTCACCCCCTTTCGCAACCCCGCCCACACCCGGCCGGGCTCTCGCAAGACAGAGCGGAGGACGCGCGCGGGGCGCCCCAGAAAACGGATTCTTTCGGGACAAACGCATTAAGACCATACTGCTCACACATTGATCACATCCCCGGCGGCCAACCAGCCCCCGAGCCTGCGATAGAGCACCACAGCGCCTTCCGGAGTTCAAGTTACTCAGCCCACGGGCCAGGAAGCGTGGAAGAATGTTTACGAACGACTTTATCGAGGAGTTCAAGACCCGCGTTCGGGGGGAGGGTGCGCTGAGCATTCTCATCCAGATACTAGGGTGGAAGATTGTCGGCCTTGCCGGCACGGGAGATGTTCACTTCAACTGGCACAAGTTTCGGCTCGTGCTGGTGGAGGGAGTCTCCGCCGACATTTGGGACAAGCGCGCTGCGCTGACCTGTGTCGCGCTACAGGTGAGCGGACTCACCTATTCGCTGGATGAAAATCCGGCGGATGAAGTCCGCAATTCATACCATATTTACGTCCGCGTGGACGATACGTACTGGTGTGATGAGAACATCGCCAAGTATGGCGTCGCCGCCTGCAAGAATAGGACATGCAGGTATCGATTTGATGATTGGACTACTCCCCTCGCAGATGGCGGGGTGAATACAAAGCGTCTGACCGTGCCGCACCCGCTGCAGCCCGGTATGTACCGGGTCTGCCCATGCTCTGAATGCCCGATGGCGTTCAAGAATGAGTTTGCGGAGCGCCAGGTGCGGGATGAGGCTCGAGCCGCGGAGTTGAAGTACTCTGCGCTCGCCAACAAGAAGCCCGACAGTGAGGATTGCCTTGAGCATGCGCTGTGGGAGTTTGAGTGCCGCGAGGCGTACGAGGATGTAAAGGAGAAGGCAGCAGCGCTGAAGGTGTAGAAACCGGACGGCCTGCTGGCCTACAATGCATGCGAACAACAAAACTCAAAAGCAAATACAAAATCAACAAAACTCTCAAAAAGAAAAGACAAAACAAGAAAAACCTAAAAAATGAAAAAAAACAGGAACACTTTTTACTTTACGATGTTCGTATTCGCGAAAGAAAAATAAGAGACTCCACCCTTACTTCTCCGACCCAGAATAGCTCCTTCTCTCGCTACCCCATGTGTGAACCTCCTCGTCCACCATTGCTGGTTTCATGTTTTTATTCACCCCGTTTGGTCTCTGTATGCCTTCGTTTCGCATACAGCTGTGAACAGTTGTCCCCCAGAAACACAGCATCGCCATGCTGTGAGAGCCGTCGCCCCGAGACACTTAGTTTGTGCTAAAAATAAATCCGTTTTTACAATGGACGTGTGCGAACAGTGTTTTGAACTGAGGAGAACAGACGATATGTGGTACAAAGTTTGTTTCCGATGCGTAAAAACGAACAACCGTATGAATAATGGAGAGTCAAAGTCGCACAGACAAGGAACAAATGGACGACGTTGTTGTCTTCCGACATCAGCTCACATTGAAGATTCCCGAATTCGGGGATAAGGTTCGCAAATGGCCGCACGCACAGAATCATACGAACGAGAACAACCAGAGGTTCTGCTTCAAACCTGGAAAGATGGAGCGCGCCGTCTGGGGATGGCCTTGGCCTGAATGGTTGGGGTTGCCTACAAGAGCGTCCGTGAGATTGTGGATGGAGATGTTGGAGGATTGGAGGGATGGCCCAAAGTCGTATTTGGGGGCAAGCGATTTAACGGACGACGCGTATATCGACAGGTGTGTGAACTTAGCCATAAGCCTGATTTGAAAACGAAAAGTTTTGGGCGTAGGATGTGGAACAGTATGATCTAACCCGCACTGTGATCACAGTATGTACGTTTGCTGCGGTAAACCTACAAAGGGAGGCCAAATTTTCAGGAAATGCACCGTTTGCGGTGAAAAGTACTGTTTAGATAAAGACGGTTAGATAAAATACTATGAGTCCCGCAGTTGCGGGCATTTTTACTTAAATGGAATAAAGCAATCGATATAATGGAGGAGGTGTTCCCGAAGAAGGATGGAGTAAACTACAAGAATTTAAAATTAACAAGCGAGGGAGAGTACAGCATAACGCGTCGACGCGACGGAGAACACATTTTGCATGTTGTGTCTTCTCTGGTTGGAAACATTGAAACGAAGAGTCTTACGGATGCGACTGCGTGTGTTGGAGGGGACACGATAAACTTCGCGCTGCATTTTCAGGAAGTGCACAGCATCGAGCACTCGAAAACAAACTTCGAGGCGCTGAAGAACAACGTGAGCGTGTTCGGATTAACGAACGTGCAGACGTATTTGGGAGACTGTACGGACGTGTACAGGTGGGTGAGCGACGTGCTCTACATTGATCCGCCGTGGGGAGGACCAGAGTACAAGAAACACAATAGCGTAGACCTGTTTCTGGGATCGACGCGATTGGATGATTGGCTCGAAGATGTTCTGAGCGGCCCTTACCGCCCGTCGTTCGTGTTTCTAAAAGTTCCGTCAAATTACAATTCCGTTCCTCTCCAGTTCCTTGCGAACGTACGCAGCGTTCAGAGTTTCAGGATACGTACGTACATCTTAGTGTGTATAACAGTGAACTAATCGATGGAAAAATCCGTAAATTCTCGCAGGTACATTCCCGTCTTACCTTTCAATGTAAGCTTCTGGATCTTTTCCAGTTCACGTTGAAGGGAGGGGCTCATGTGCTTCTTCTTTTTTGATCTTACCGGAAGGAAGGCGTTGATTAGGTAAACAATGTCGTCAGGGAGACGGTCTTTTATGACCTGAGGAAGGAACATGTCCCTTATCCCCCCTGGACATATTTTCCCGGGCTAGACGCAATGGGTCAATGTATGTTCAAACCTGAGCGCACATCGGAATACCATCCTTCGGTCACAGTTTTTCTCCCCTCGTTTGAAAAGTGCGTGGTTGTGGGGTGCGGCAAACAAGTTGTGAATGTTCACCGGAAGAGGTGCTTTGAACACTACGTTATGGAAATTCAAAGTGGCGTATAATATAATGGGCGCACTTCACCAGGAAGCGTTTCTGTACACGTTGTTCGGGCTGCATATAGTGTACGTCGCTATTCTGTTCGGGGTAATCGAGCACGAGCCGGTTCATATCCGGAACATAGATTTTTGGGCGAAGGTGTATACGAGCGTGTTCCTGCTGTGGCGCTTCAACCCCATTTCCCCCGCGAAGTTCACCGACTTCGACCGCAACGTCGTGTTCAGCGCCGGAGTGTTCATGTTCACGTCGACGATTGTGACGGAGTATTTGACGGAGTATGTGTCGAAGGCGAAGAAGTTGGCGCGTAAAGTTGGACGGAGCGTGCTGGACAAGATTCCGAGCAGCGTATAAAAACGGATTCAGCAAATTGAATCCTGCATGTATCATATAAATACGTTTACGATGAGCGGCTCTCGCGAGATTGCGATTGATAAGATCATGAAGCTTGTTCCTTGTAAGGGTCAGTTTGAACGTATGGTGGACCTTTCGCCCAGCGAGATGAAAGAGATTGTTCACATGAAGCCAAAGTTTCCGTATACGCGGGAACAGGTGGATGATATGAACTATGAGGAGTACTGCGAGGCATTCGCCAAGTGGGACCACGATAGGTACGGGTACGGTGTCGCAACCGTTGATGAAGAAATGGACGAGGAGACCATGTACCAGAAGTTCCGCGACTGGAACTTGAAGTGCCTTAAGGGCATGTGCGAAGACGAGTTTGAACATTTGGAGTGGCTGTGCGATCGCATCGCCAACAAGAAGGTTCGAAACGCGGACATGGAGGACTGCGGTGAATTTCTCACCGAGGGGATTTACTTCAACAAGGACAAGCACCTCGTGATTTACAACGGGCGCTGAACGAAACCAAAAACGAATTTAATAAGGGTGAATAACCCATTTTTCAATCAAGATGGGTTGGCGTTACGTTCTCGTGAACCATACGCTGAAGGTCATTGAAGACACTGGATTAGAAAACGTGTGGGACATGATGAATTTCCTTATCAAGGAACGTGGATGGACCTTGACCGATAAGGTTGATATGCTCTATGAAGAGAACTATTGGGACGAGATTAGAAAGTACGTCAAGAGCGGATATAAGAGCCATTACGATGTCTGGGCGTTTAACTAACCAAAAACGAATTTAATGTGGGCGAAGAACCCATTTTTCAATTAACAAGATGGGAGGCCAGACTGCGTTCGGGTTTTACGATCAGGATGCGAAGCTTGTGTCATACTATTTCATGGGCGACTCGGCGATGAACGACATCAAGGTGCTTCTCAAAGAGCCGTACAACGTTCTCTGGGACTGCGCCAAGCCGCTATTCAACGGCAACTGCCTGCTGAGCGAGTTCAAGAGCCGCGAGTTCCAGGACGAGCACGATCTCGTGGCCTCCGTCATGATTCTGCCCGACTCGTTCGTGGCGTATGAAGCGGAAACGATCGTGGTCTACAAGCGGCGCACGGAGTGAAAACAAAAACGGAAAAGATAGGACGAACCCTATCTTTTTCAATTAAGATGACGATGATATACGTTTTGAAACTCAAGAATGGAAACTACTACGTCGGTAAATCCGACAATCCAGAGAAGCGCTTCTTGGAACACATAAGTGGTTCAGGAAGTGCTTGGACTCGCAAGTATCCGCCAGTGTCTCTTCACAAAGTCTTCAAGATGAAGAGTCCTTTAGATGAAGACCACAAAGTCAAGAAGCTGATGCTGAAGCACGGCATTGATTCGGTACGCGGTGGGTCATACAGCTCCATCAGTCTGAGCGAAGAGCAAAAGAGGGCTCTTAAGAAGGAGTTCTGGAGTGCCAAGAATATGTGTTTTCGGTGTGGTAGAGATAGTCACTGGGTAGAAGATTGCTACGCCTCAACCGATATTGACGGGGACGTAATAGACGGATACATTGTTTGGGAGTGTGATTATTGCGACGAAGAGTTTGAAGATAAGGATGATTGCGCGAGGCACGAAAAAAAGTGTAAGTACAGTGGCCAACTTATGGCATGTCAAATATGTGAAAAGATGTTTGCTAGCATTGCTGAATGTAGTAACCATAGTTGTAGCGATAATCGCCCTAAAGCATCCGTAACGTGTTATCGTTGCGGATACCATGGCCACTATTCTACGAGCTGTTATGCATCTTATCATATACGAGGTTACCCTCTTTAATCAAATCAAAAAACGAATCTAATAAGGGCGAACAGCCCGTTTTTCAATCAAGATGACGATGATAAGTGATAAATACGAGCAAATTAGAATGAAGTATGGACATATGTCGTCATGGGCAATATATGCAGATAAGACTGACGGAGAAAAATCGGCAATGGAGGATATATCATTCTTTGACGATCCTTCAATACTACTTAGACTTAAGCCGAATATTGTGCTTGTTGGTTTGAACATCTCAAAGCGAATTGATAGGGTGTTTGGAAACTTTCACCCTACAAGTTCGTCTGCTCAGGATTACAAGATCAGACATGCTGTTAAGAATTCAGTATTCGAGGGAGCATATATGACCGATATAATCAAAGATTTTGAACAGAAGAATTCTGGGAAGCTCATGAAGTACCTGTCAGCGAACAAGGACTTTGAGAAAGAGAATATTGTAAAATTTGAAGAGGAGCTTCACGATATTGGATCAACCGACCCAATTATCATCGCATTTGGATCTGATTGCTACAAGATCCTTCAGAGGAATCTGAAGGATAAGTATAAGATACACAAGGTGACTCATTACTCGGCATTTATTACGAAGGATACGCTTCGTTCCGAGTTTGAAGAAGTTGCAAAAGCAATAGTTTGAAAACGAATCTAATAAGGGCGAACAGCCCATTTTTCATACAAATGTCTTACGAAGAAAAGTTTGAGCGCGTACGGAATATTATTACAGAGAAAGTACTGCTTATTGTGCAGAAGTATTATGAAGGAGGATATTTCAATATTGAGATAAGTGATCCTCACGGCATTTGGGAAATGTATGAAGACGAGTTCAAGAAGGAATTTGGGTCTTTTGTGACAGAAAGAGTGAAAAACGCATTGTTTATGGCTGGAAAGATGCTAGGATTTGCCGTTCAGGCACATAAGAGTACTACCTCAGATTTCAATATTAATAAACTTATTGATTATGTTCGCACATTCGTTGAAGTTCAATTTGATGATTTTGATAACTGGTGTGATGATATTAGTATGGCTATGTATGAGCAAACTTCTGAATATGAAAGAGAGTTTGGTAGTAAAGTAGGTGACGATCCAAAGTAATAACAACCTTAAAAACAAAAACGGAAAAGATAGGACGAACCCTATCTTTTTCAATTAAGGAGGATGAGCGATAAGTTTAAGGCAATGGCTATAGTCAACCCCGACAAGTACCCTGCTCGTATGGGTCAGGCCTGGTCGGGCGAAGAGACTAAGGACTTATTGAAGGCTATTGAAGATGGACAGCATATTAATGATATAGCTACTCATCATGAGCGCACTATCGGCGGCATTCGGGCACGTCTGTGTACGATTGCAGCAGATCTACACTTCAATCACAAGACTTCTATGGAAGAGATTATGAACATAACTGGATTGAATGTCGGACAGATTGAGAACGCAATATTTGCTCGCGAAGAAAAAGTGAATGAAAAGGATATGCGTAAGAAGAAGGTAGATGTCGGTGATCTTATGAAGATGCTTGGCGAAATCAACAGCAAGCTCACCGAGCTCGTTGAGTTCAAGCGGAAGTTTGATAAGAAGTAAAACAAAAACGAATCTAATGTGGGTGAATAACCCATTTTTCAATCAAGATGGAACAGCTATACGTTCTTCAGTGCGAGGGTGGAAAATGGTATGTCGGCAAGACGACCGATGTTATGCGCCGCTTCGAAGAGCATAAGACTGGTAAAGGGTCTGCTTGGACCAATAAATATAAGCCTGTTCGGCTTGTAGAGTGCAGGACTATTACGAGTGATCATGATGAAAATAACGTCACTAAAGATTTGATGAAGAAGTATGGTGTTGAGAATGTGCGTGGCGGTATTTATGCACAAGTTGTCCTGCCAGACGAATACGTCAATGTTTTAAAGTTGGAGTTCCGCGGAAACGCAGATGTATGCTATAAATGTAATCTAGCTGGACACTTTGCGAATAGGTGTCCTAACGATTATCTGATCCCTGCTCCCAAACAAATAAAGGTAAATCAGGTTGTAGAGTTTGGATGTTCTTATTGCGAACGAACATTTACTACCCAGTTCGGATGTTCAGTACATGAGAGAGTTTGCAGGAAAATAGAAGAAGTTGAACAACCAAAAACGTACGTTTGTTACACCTGCGGTCGTCCAGGACATAAGTCTCCCGATTGCTATGCCCGAACCCATGCGAATGGGTCTCCGCTCTAATTAATTATTCAGTGTACACCCATCCCGAATCGCAATGACAACATAGGAATCCCTGCTTTCGAACGACGTACCCTTTGCCGCTGCAATAGGTACAATTTTTCTGCTTGTCTGCATCAAAATCGTGATAAACGCACCGATAACACGGCTCATCGTTATCAACATAAACCCATCCACCACCCTTGCAGTTGCGGCACTTCTTCCTCTTTGGAGCGGGGGGCATTTATAGATTGATATACGGTGCTGTGAAAACGAAAACATTTAGGGCGAACAGCCCGTTTTTAAATCAAAATGGCAACAGTTCCTACTACTATAGAAGTTGTAAGTACTAGTTTGAAGAATGCGTTCTCTTATGTACTTCTGACATACGCTTCATTTAAGAACGCTTATGAGGAGGCTATTCAGGAGTATACTATTAGTGTCGAAGCTAATGCTCGTCTAGCTAATGAAAAGCGAGAGGCTCGCATAAAGGAAAGGCTGGAACAACTAAGACGCAATAATAGTTAAGAATAAAAACGAATCCAACTAGGGCGAATAGCCCATTTTTCAATTGAACAAGATGACTAATCCACCTTGGTATCAAATTAACGAGATACAACTAACTGCATTTATTACATGTCTTAAAGGTTTATATGATGTTCTTGAAAATAAGAATGAAGGTAAGAGTTCTCCAGATATATTTCTACAAACAGTTATGATATCTTTCAATGGACTTACAGTAGAACAATGGGAATCTGCAGAAAAAGTACGAATGTTTCAAAAAGCGATAGAAGCGAAGATGGGACTCTTTCATCAAGATTTGATGGGCAAATTTCCTGGGTATGAAACATTGTGCCAAGCTACCGGAAAAGGCATGGATGTTCGTAATGAAAAGAAGAGAGAATACTTTGAAATTAAGAATCGAGATAACACGATGAATTCAAGTGCAGGTGAGTCGGTTGTAAACAAACTTGTAAAGTTATGTTCATCTGGAATGAAAGCTATTCTCGTACAAATTAATTGTCCTAACGGCCGAGTCAACAGATTTAAAGCTCCTCAGTCAATAGAAGTATGGAATGGGAAAAAAGCATACGCTCATCTTTCAGGGAGAGATACATTCTTTGATGATTTGAATAAAACTTTGGGGTATGTATTTACTAACTATAAGACTTTCAATGATCTAAAAGCTATTCTGCCAAGAACTCTTTAATACGCATACCCATAGCATACGCCAGCTTTACTGGAACTGCATTACCAATTTGCTTATATTGATTTCCAACACTTCCTTCAAATACGTATGAATCTGGAAATGTTTGGATTCTCGCATACTCACGAACATTCAGAGGTCGTGTCTCCGTAGGATGACATCTCTCTGTCTGTTTTTGGCATGGTGATGTAGTTAAAGTAAGACAGTGTTCACCCATAGACAGCCTACGCGCCACACCCCTTTTTCCACCACCCGATTCATATCCTTTGCCCATATATGATTTCTGGATTTCAACTGGAAGATTTATCCAACAACCTCCTTGTGGTATCATCTCCATAATCTTTTGTTTGGCTTCAGGATACTTTGCTCCGGGGCTTTTTGGAACATCTAAAAGCACGTCTCTCAGAACAACATTCTTTTCACTCTTTTCGGGATATGTAAACTCTTTATCAATATCTGTGCGAACACCAACAATGAATATTCGTTCTCGCTTTTGCGGTACCTCATAATCTTTAGAATTGAGAACTTTGGTGTATACTTTATACTTCCCCTTATTTTCAAACAATTGAATCACCCCCTTCAACGTTTCACCTTTCTCGTGGGTTGTGAGTCCTTTGACGTTTTCAACCATTAAAATTTTTGGATTGCATTCATTCACAAGTCTATTGAACTCAACAATAAGATGCCCTCTCGGATCTTCTAGACCTTTACGTTCTCCGGCTTGCGAGAATGCCTGGCAAGGTACGCCCCCCATAAGAACATCGACCTTACCGTAATAAGGTTTTAAGTCAAGTTTCAACATGTCTTCATTCTTTACTTCTACTCCCGGATGATTCTTCTTCAATGTTTCACAAAATATCTTGATAATTTCGTTAAGTAAAATTGGTTTGAATCCTGCATCCATAAATCCGCTGCTCAACCCCCCACACCCAGAACACACTTCAATAAACGTAGGAGGATCTATTTTTTCAATCTTTCTCTTAATCGGCATATATTGCTTATTTTATACATATATTATCATCCGTTTTGATCGTATCAAAAACGGAAAGGACAGGAAATAAATCCGTCTTTTTCAATTGAGTTTGGATGAACATCTTCTTCCTGAGCAGGAAGACGAAGCAGTGTGCGCGGTGGCACTGCGACAAGCACGTCGTGAAAATGATTTTGGAGTCGGCGCAGCTGCTGTACACTGCGCACCACGAGAACGGAGGAACACACATGATTCAGGTCTCTGCGCCTGTGTGTGCCTCAACTGGGAACCGCGGGTACAAATCCACGCACAAGAACCACCCGTCCGCGCTGTGGGCGCGCGCGAGCCTGGCGCATTACTACTGGCTCCTTTGGCTGGCGAAGGATCTGGTGGACGAGCACGCGTTCCGGTTCGAGCCGAAACGGGTGCACGCGTGTCTGGCGCACCTGCTGTGGCTGGAGCAGAACCCGCCTCCCGATCTTACGGAGACTCGGTGGTTGTCCGACCCCACGCCGGCCATGCCGGACGAGTACAAGTGCTCTGATTCTATGATGTCCTACCGCAAATACTACGCGATCGCAAAGAGGGAATTGCTAAAGTACACGAAACGCCACGTGCCGCACATCATCGTGTCTTAACGAAGATTGGAGGTTATGTAGGGGCTGAACGCCAGCCCGAGCAGGACAACGAGGACGGCGATGTCCACGGTGCGCACGACCTTTTTGTATTTCAAGGGCAGCTCTTCGAAATCCTTGGAGTACTGCGGCGGTTTCGCCCAGCCCGTAAGCCAGCCCAGAATGGTGGGGCGCAGCCGGTCGTTGCAGTCGAAGATGAGGTCGTACCATGCCATAACCACGTAGGCGAGGGAGGCCAGAAGGAAGGCGACGAGGACTTTATGCTCCCAGAATTTGGGGTGGGGCAGCCAGTACACCGCGAGAACGAACGCGGAAAAAACCAGGCATTTCGGGTTCAGGTACAGGGGCGTTCCAAACAGACCAAGACCCATGACTCTTCTTGTGTAGTACGCCACGAGAAAAATACCTGTTTCCAGGTGAGTCTATACAGCATGTGTGTATCTACTTCTTATACCGCAACCTCATGGTATGCAGTGTTTTCGCACGCTCGGATTTGGCTTTGCGCTGAGCCCTCTTTGTCTTAAGGGCTTCCAGCGCACGTTGAATCGGCTTCTTCGGCGTACCGATGGGAGCTGAATTCTTGAGCTTGAGCAGAGCGCTGACCATGATAAGTGTGTCGTGATCCATCCGAATGTGCGTGCAATAATCCGTGGGAAATTAACAAAACCAATTTCGTTTTTACGATCGCATCCACGCGTCCACCTGCTCCTTGAGCCCCGGAACAGCGGTGAGCATGAGAAGCTGGTTCTTGAACTTCATGTTTTTCTTGTGGTTGTGCGTGTGGAAATTCCGCATGAGGGCGAGAAGCTCGGGATTGCTGATGTACGCCGGGGCGTTCTCAAGTAAGAGCGCGCATTCCTGGGGCGTTTTCGTGGCCAGAAACGCGGCTATGCGGTCGGGCATTTACCTAGTGGGTATAAATGATGTAGGTCAAAGCGTACACGCCGAGCACGCCGACGAACGCAACAACCGGCTCTTGCACGGCAGCAAGGTAGTGGGACAGCAGCACGGTGGCCGCGACCATCGCGGTGTCCGCCAGAATGATGTTATACGAGTTCTCGGACGCATACTCTTTGAAGAGGTCTACGATCTCGTTGTGCCCCGGAGGCAGGGGTTGAATGACGAAGTAGTAGAACCATATATCGTGGATGATCTGGATGGCCACGGCGATGGACAGCAGGTGGAATACGCCGGCTTTCGGTTCAAGTAAGAGAGCAAGCTGGATTCCGAGCACGATGATGAGACAGTCGGAGACAACGGCAAGAAGCCCGAACTTGGCGTACCATTTATCGAGGGACTTCCCGAAATTGAAAAATTTGGACAAGCAGATCGTTATGAAGTCTACCACCACGACCGCCGACCCTATTTCTAATAATCCGGGCATTGAGCTCTTATATTTCCTCAATCTTTTTTGCCTTGACTTCGGGGTTGTTGATCGCGAGCCGGAAGCGATGGTTCAGGCGGACATCGAATGTGCACTTGTGGGTCTCGGGGTCTTTACACTTCAAACAAAGTTTGAGCCCGCAGTTGTGGTCCAGCAGAATATGGGATTTACGTTTACAGTGCGCGCATCGATCCATCCTGTTATATGAGCCTCGCTTCGTATTTCAGACGCTGGCGATCGAGCCAGGCGGAATCCGTTTTCTGTTTCACAGTTTGGAGTTCGGACTCTTGCGCCCACAGCATCTCGATGCGCTGATCGAACTCTGCGAGCTTCTTGCGGTCTCCGCACTTACGAACGTCGCGGTAGTCGCGCAGCTCTTCGCGAACGGTTTCGATCGCGAGACGGACTTCGTCGATACGTTCGTCGACCGATTCGCGGGGGCGCGCGGGCATCGACTTCATATACTTCTCCCATTCTTCCTGCATGAGTTTGCGCAGACTCGCGCGATCGGCGCGCTGCATCTCTTGAATGTGTTCATCGGTGAGATCGTTCACGGTGAACTTGAAGAGGCTTTTATCGTGGACGTAATCGAGCGGGGCAACGACTTCGCGGACGCGCTGGGAGTATTCGCGCCGAATACTGTAAATCTGCCAGAACGTGTCGTCGTCCGCGTAGCCTAGAAGGTCGTGGATGTCCTCGACACTCAGAAACCAGTCCCGCTTGAGGAGGAAATCGAGATCATCGAACGAGAAGTACTCGATCTCCGACATTTGTAGCGAACAACAGCGTGGATCGCGTACATTCGTTTTTCAGGTCATAGAGTAATGTCGGTAAACACGAAGATTCCCGAGTTGGCCGAGACTCGAGCCCCGTCTCTGCCTCCAGCGAGCCTCGAAGCTCTCAAGAACATGCGGGAAGACCAGTGCTCGAAAGCGTCGGCCGATTTCCAGCTGCAGCCCGTGCAGCGGTTTCTACGCAGGGTTCTGAGCCCCGATTCCCCGGTTCGGAATTTGCTGATGGTGCACGGAACGGGCGCCGGGAAAACGTGTTCGGCGATTCAGATTGCGGAGGAGTATATCGTGAGACCCGAGTTCCAGGACAAGCGGGTTCTCGTGCTTGCGGGCCCATCGATCCAGGAAAACTTCAAGAGCCAGATTTTCGATGTTTCGCGCATCGACCCCGACAACGCAGTGATGTCCCAGCAGTGCACTGGCCGCAAATACCTCGAGATGCTGGAGCGGTCGAGCGAACACAGCTTGAGGAACACGGACAAGGCGAGCCGCAACCGCATCGCCGCCCAAGCGTCGCGCATCATCTCGGAGTTCTACGAGTTTCAGGGATACGACGGGTTCGCGAACATCGTGGACAACGAGAAGGCGAAGGGCGACAAATGGATTCACGACACCTTCGATAACCGCCTGATTATCGTGGACGAAGCGCATAACTTGAAAGAAACTACGGAGACGACCGCCACGAAGCTTGCGGGAATCGCGCTGGAACGCGTGATCAAGACGGCCACGGGCATAACCCTCGTGCTTCTGACTGCGACCCCGATGTTCGACAAGTTCGAGGAGATTGTGTACTACTTCAACCTCTTCTTGTGGAACGACAGGAAACTGGATTTGAAGAAGAACATCAAGCCGTCCGACATATTCACGGACGCTGGGGGGTTCAAGGAGGGGCGGGAGCAGGAGTTCCGACGATGGTGCCAGGATTACGTCTCGTTCATGAAGGGCGAGAATCCGTTCACGTTCCCTTTCCGCCTCCCTCCGCCCGACGACATCTTGGCGGAGATCGACCGCGACATCGACGTGGACGGAAAGAAGATCGCCAGCCCGCGCAAATACTTGAAACTCACGAAATCGTACGTCCACCCGATCCAGGAAGCCGCCATCCGGAAACTCACGTCGAGCGAGACCCTGCTGTCCGACGAGTCGCCTACGATATGCGCGTTTCCCAACAAGGCGGGGTTTCACGACACGTTCGACAAGGTCGGCGAACAACTGAGCTACCGCGAGAACGTCCCTTCGTTCCTGTCCCCGTCCCAGGTCGCGAAATACAGCTCGAAGTTCGCGCTGGCTACCCGCATTATCGGCGAATCGAGCGGGGTGGTGTTCGTGTATTCGAACCTGGTCACGGCCGGCGCGCAGCTGTTTGCGATGTGTTTGGAAGAGCACGGGTACGAATCCGCGCTGGGACGGCGGCTGCTCAAGAAAACGGCAGAGGAAGTCAACCGGGGGTCGAAGGGGAAGTACGTTCTATTCACGTCGGACATCTCGGAATCGGACATTCGCAAATCCCTCGTTCGGATTCGCATGGCCGACAACATAGACGGGTCGGATATTAAGGTTGTGATAGCGTCCCCGAAAGTGTCGGAAGGCGTGGATTTCCGGTACATTCGCCAGATCCACGTTCTTGATCCGTGGTACAACATGAGCCGAATCGAGCAGGTTCTGGGCAGAGGGATGCGCACGTGCTCGCACTCCGCTCTTCCGTTCGAGAAGCAGAACTGCACGGTGTATTTGCACGTGTGCAGGTACCCGAAAAGCAAGCAGGAGACGTTCGACGAGTACGTGTACCGCAACTTCGTGGAGGCCAAAGCGGTCAAGATCGCGAAAGTCAAGCGCTTCATCATGGAATCGGCCATGGACTGCGATCTCCAAAACTCGCTGAACAGCCTGCCGAAAGATTGGCGGGATCAAACTGTTCCCCAAATCCGCGACCAGGACGGGAAGGAGGTCAGGTTGTCGCTGGCGGAGATGTTTGCGCCCACGTTCGAATCGAAGATCGTGGATCTGGTCTGCAAGTTGGAGGAGCACGAGGAGGACAAAACGCACAGCCGGCCGCTGTCCTCGGTTCTGGACGTGCGAGACGAACTGTTCGATAAGCTCATCAAGTTTTTTAAGCGGAAGCCTATATGGTCGAAATCGGATCTACTGAAACAGCCGGAACTGAAACAGTACGCCCCGGACGTCGTTCTCTACCTCATCCAGAACGCGATCGATACTGGCCTGAACATCGGCGAGGGACACCTGGAGTCGAAGGGCGATTACTTGGCGTATTCGACGGGAGCGAACCAGACAATGCTGGAGCGGGTTCTAAAACAGACACAGGCGAAAGAAATCGAGAACCTGATGGAGAATGAGATGCTGGACATCGAGGAGGATGTGGACGTACCGAGTCTGAGCGCGAAACGCGAGGCGCTTCCAGAGTACATTAAGAAACGGTTCTCTACGGAGATACAGGATTGGTACATTGTGGACACCGTCCTGTCGCGCAACGAAAAGATCGCGTTCCTGCTAACGTCTGACTGGAATGCTCCGTACTCGAAACCCCTGAGCGTGGGCAGTATCTATGTGCTAGGGCTCGGGCGAGTATACGACAAGGACACGAAAGCCCCCATCACTCCGATTGGACCGCAGCAGGACGAGTTCAAGGCGTGGCGCAAGGAGTTGGAGGACAGGTTCATCGAGGGGAAGTCGAGCGTGTTCGCAACGATGAAGGAGGGGAAGTTCATTTTCAACCTGGATTCTAAATCGGCCGAGATCCGGCCGTCGCAGGTGAGTAAGACGATCGGCGGCCAGGCGTGCAATTCGTTCAAGGAAGAATCTCTGCGGAGCTTCTCGAAATGGTTGAACGGCGAGGAGTTCCCGGAGGAGGCGGCCAGCCGGAAGGATTGGTGTACGTACCTGAGTTTTTTGGTGCGCGAAACCGTGCTGGCCGGAAAGGAGGGGCTGCGATGGATAACGCCGGAAGAGTTTGAGTTTTTGAACGAGAAAGGGAACAAGGATCTGCGAGACCGGCTCAGGTGAAAAACAGATAAATAATAACCGAACAAGAGAACAACAAAATGGATCCCTTATTCGAGCACCGCGAGCTTGAGAAGAAGGTCCACATTGATTCCAAGTTCCTCCAGAAAAATATGCAGGCATCGATCCTAGCGCAGCTCAAGATGAACTACGAAGGCATTTGTTCGGCGGAAGGGTTTATCGAGCGCAACAGCATCAGCCTGCTCTCCTACTCGCTCGGCCGCTCAAATTACACGAAGGGCGGAATGGATTACGACGTCAAGTTCCAGGCGGATGTGTGTATGCCCCACCCCGGCCAGAAACTGCGCGCGCAGGTTACGGTGAGGTCAAAGGTGGGCATCCACGCCGAAACGCCCCCGATCAAGGTCCTCATTCCGCGCGACCTGTACTTCGGAAACGAGGATTTCACTCAGATCCAGGAAGGTCAGGATATTGAGTTCGAGGTTGTGGGCGCTCAATTCAAGCAGAAGGACACCGAGATTATCGTGGTGGGCAAGCTCATCGGAACTCTGTCGGAGAGCGTTCCTGAGCCTCAGCTCATCACGGAGCCCACGCCCGACATCGTCCTTCCCGTGCTCGGAGAGGCGGAGGGCGAGAAGAAGGTGGTGGTTCAGCAGCCCGAGCCGGAGAAGAAGAAGCGGCGCCTGAAGAAGGGTGGGGGCGACGAAGGCGTGACGTTCGCAACGCTTCCTCCACCGCCCGTGTGAGCCACGCCAGTTTAAACGCCGAAAGACTAGACAACACAAATGAATACGTTTCCCCGAACGACGAAAGAGCTGCTCAAGGATCAGCTGGACAAGCTGGAGGCGAACGAGCACCGGCAGATTTTTGATATTGTTCAAAAGTACACCCGCGATTTCACGACGACGGAGAAGGGCGTGTTGGTGTCGACGAACGTGCTGAACGACGAGTGCCTGAAGGAAATCCAGTCGTATGTGACTTTTTGTCTAGATCAGAAGAAGCGCATGGACGAAGACGCGAAGACTAGAAAGACGTATGAACGTATGATCGCAGAGTAAAAATGGACTGTTTTTAACCACATCTAAAATATAATATAGTATGGAGTTAATTACCAAGGGGGTAATTGGATCCATTGCCGAGTTTATCGGCACTGCGAAGAAAGATCATAAAGCAGAGTTAGAATGTAAGCTGCTTTCTGATAAGATCCAAACCAAGGATGTCGCGGATCGCCTCATGAAGACGATCCAGGGTCTGTCGGTAGGAACGGTGGTGGAAACACACTACATAACGTTCTCTTACCCTGACCAGATCCGTGTCCACGTATCGGAGACGGGGAACATCTTCAAGCTCATTTCCACCAATTCGTTCCGGGGGCTTCCGCTGGATGTCGAGCGCAAGGAGCCCTACTACAAGGGAACGCAGAAGGACGTGATCGATATTCCGGAGGTGAGTTCCAAGTTGACGATGCGGTTGGAGACGAAGATCCGCAAAGACTGGGAGGGCAGCCCGAACGATCCCAAATCGCACGTCCGCATGATGCACAGGCGATCGTACACGACAACGTCCGAGCTGTTCCGCATCGATTTCTCGATGGTGAAGTCTCGTGGCGCGAACGTGAAACACAGTTTGAAGACCCTTCTGAAGCAGCAGCCGAAGTACGAGTTGGAGGTCGAGTTCATAGGCAAGGAGTCGAAATTGGAGCCCGATCTGATCGCAGAAGAGCTTGTGAAGATCATCACGGTGATCCTGCAGTCCTACTACCAGACCCCTTTCCTACTGAGCGTATCGGATATCCAGCGGTACTCTCGCGAATTCGAGATGTCGCACAACACGTTCTTCAACCCCGTGACTATGATGCGGAGGCATCTGAGTTTGGACATCCCGCACAACATTTCCAAGGGGTACACGGTCACAAACAAGGCGGACGGCGAGCGAGCCGGGCTGTACGTATCTCGCGACCGCAAGCTGCTGAAGGTTACGAAGCGGAGCGTGACGTGGACGGGCATAACGGCACTGAACGATTCGCACATCGGGGACTTTGTGGACGGCGAGTACATCTTGTCGCACAACCTGTTCTGTATCTTCGACATCTACCGCTTCCGCAACCGGGATGTCCGGTCGCTCCCGCTGATGAAGACGGACGAGGATATGGGCCCGGGGTCTCGCCTGGGAGTCGCGAAGGCGTTCATTGAAGATTTGAAGACGCAGTTCACGGCCGCGCCGTCTCTGATTCCGTTGCGCGTGGAGACCAAGCTGTTCCTCGCGGGCGACGGGGCGTCGATGGAAGAAGCCATTCGCACGATGCTCGCCACAGAGTTCGAGTACGAGACGGACGGGCTGATCTTCACGCCGCGGGATACTGGGGTTGCGCCGAGCGAGGATCGGCGGGGCGATACGTGGACGCGCGTCTACAAATGGAAGCCGGCGGATCAGAACAGCATCGATTTCCTGATTACGATGGACGAGAAGGAGGGCTTCGACCCCGTGCTGAACGTTCCGGCGAAGGTGGGCCAGCTGTTCGTGAGCCGCACGCCGCGGGACAACAACATGGTGTACCCGCGTGAAATGATGACGGGCGAATACGTCGAGCCCGTGCTGCCGGAAAGTCTCCAGAAGGTGGCCGAGACGAACACGCGGATTCCGAGCATCTTCCAGCCGTCGATGCCCCGCGACCCGGAGGCTTACCGGATCATCGTGCCCATGAACGACAAGAGCATTCCGGTCGACAAGGCGGGGAGCAGGGTGGAGAACAACACGATCGTGGAGTGCGCGTACGATGTGGACACGAAGCGGTGGACGATTCTGCGCACGCGCTACGATAAGACGCACGAGTACCGCGTCCTGCACAAGCCGCAGTACGGCAACGACATCGCGACCGCCGAATCGATCTGGACGTCGATGCACGTTCCTATTTCCGAGCACATGCTGTCCACGTTCATAACCGACGCAGTGAAGGACGTGCTGGAGGACGACTACTACCGGGACGACCTGAAGCGCGAGACGCGGGTGTTCGCGGACGTGTACACGTTCCACAACCGGGTCAAGAAGGATTTGTACCGCAAGTGTATCGAGAAAGGCCAGACGCTGCTGGAGCTGGCCATGGGTCAGGCGGGCGACCTCCAGAAGTGGAAGATGACGCAGCCCTCGAAGGTGGTGGGCATCGACTTCTCTTTGGCCAATATCACGTCGCCGATCAAGGGCGCGGCGGTGCGGTACTTGATCGAGAAGCGCGATAATCCGCACGCCTTCGTGCCCCCCGCGCTGTTCCTGGAGGGGGACATAACACACTTCCCGCTGCTGGAGCAGCAGGACAAGTACATGCCGATCCTGCTGGGAACGGAGACGGCGGGAACCGAGTACCTGGAGCAGTTCAAGGGGCTGCAGGAGTTTGATAGTGTGAGCTGTCAGTTCGCGATCCACTACGCGTGCGAGACGGAGGAGACGTTCCGGTCGTTCGTGAAGAACGTGGACAAGTACGGCAAGACGACGTTCTTCGGAACGTGTTTGGACGGCCAGGCCGTGTACTCTCTGCTGATGGGGAAGAAGACGCACCTGTTCGGGAACGAGAAGCAGCTGGCTGGAGAGTTTACGAAGCAGTACGAGGATCGGGAGAACTGGACGGAGGAGTTCGGGCTGGGCATAAAGGTGTTTCTGGAGAGCTTCGACCGCCCGGCCGTGGAGTACCTCGTTCCATTCGGCAAGGTGGTGGAGATCTTTCAAGAGTACGGGTTCGTGCTTGAATCGAGCGAGATGTTCTCGGAACTGTACCATTCCCAAACGAGTATCCGACTCACGCCGGAGCAGCAGACGTTCTCGTTTCTGCACCGGGCATTCATGTTCAAGAAGCAGGCGAAGAGCGCTCCGGCCGAGATCGAAGAGGCGAAACCTATCGCGGCAGAACCGGAGAAGGCGGCGGACGAAGTGGTGGACGAGAAGAAGAAGGCGACCAAGACCATCAAGAAGGAGAAGGCGGTGGAAGAGTTAGAGCCCGTGCTGTTCAACGTCGGGGACGAGACGGGCGGCGAGTTCTCGTCGTTCAGCAACGATTCAAAGAAGGGTGTCGAGATTGACGGGGAGGTGTACCCTTCAGTCACGCACTACGTGTCGGCCATGGAGGCGCTGGAGTCCAAGAACGATGCGATGAAGGAGAAGATCATGAATACGCTGACGGCGAAGGCAGTGAAAGCGATCGTCAAGAAGCTGGCGAAGAAGGACGAATGGGAATCAAAGCAGGAGACGGTTATGTCGAAAGCCGTGCGGGCGAAATTCGTTCAGCACCCGGAGCTTCGTAAGAAGTTGCTGGAGACGGGGGCTCGTCCGATCGGGTTCGCGGACGCGCGCGACATATACTGGGGCATCGGGACGTCGATGGACACGGACAAGGCAAAGAAGGCGTCCAAGTGGCGCGGTCTCAACAAGCTGGGCAAGATCCTGCAGGAGCTGCGGACGCGCTTGGCGGACGAGTCGGCGTAAGTTAGACGTCGAGCGGGGGAGGCGGCGGGAGGTAGTCGGGTGTTGTGCGTATGAGCATGGGCGAAAACTTCGAGCTCGTGGTTTTTGCCGCGAACGGGTTCTTCTGCGCCGTGTTATTAATCGGGGGAATCGTGAAGTTCATTCTGGTCATCGTGTCGGGCTCGACCGGAAAGCTCATGCTTCGCTGGCGCTCGATTACGCGGATGGGGTTCTGCTTGACGTCGGGGGCGTCGTCGTGGAGCACCGAGCGGGTGAGGGACTGTTTCGGGGTGCGTCGGCCGTAGGCTACCACGGCGAACGCGATGACCAGAGCGCCCGCAACAGCGGCGCCCGCCGAAATCCCGACGATGGCTATGCTGGGACTAACGCTGTTCGAGGAGGGCGGCGGGGCTGCGGCGTTGCTCAGGGGGGTCATTGTGCCGGTGGACGTGCGCGTCTCGGTGTTCGTGGTGCTCGGGGTCTGCGTGGGAGACGCGGTTCCGGTTCCGGTTCCGCTCACGGTTCCAGTTCCAGTTTCGGTTCCGCTTACGGTTCCGGATACGGATACGGACACGGAGGCGCCGGGAATGTGTGTGCGCGTATCGGTCGCGGTTCTGGACGTGCCGGGCACGCCGGTACGAGTCCCGGTTGCGGAGACGGACGCGCCAATGGAGCGCGTGTGCGTTACAGAGGGAGATGCTAGCGGTGGTCGAGTTCGAGATCCAGTTGCAGAATTAGATTGTCCTCCTGTACGAGTGCCTGAACCCACCGCAGATCGAGTAGCGCTAACAACCGCGGAAGATACCGGTGAAACAGGTCGGGTGCGAGTGCCTGTGCCACTATCAGTTCGACTAGACGTCGGGGGAGCAGCATGGGTGCGGCTACCGGTGTTGGTCGGACTAAGTGCGACCACGCGCGTCGGCGAGGCGGCCGGGAGCTGTGCGTGAACGGGATTCGCAATAGCAAATAGGGTTATCAATAACGTGAATAACCGCATTTGTTATATGTAGGAAAATAAGCACTAAATCGAATTTATGAATGGTTATTCAAATCTTCATTGGTGTTTTTTAAGTAATTGTACCAGTACGGCTTTCCTAGATTCGGAAGGCACGCATGCCCTATTGCCTGAACTGGACCGACCGGATCTTGAGTGCACGGAGGGCTGCTCAGGTAAATTATGCGACGAGACACCGGGTCGTATTTCTGCATCGTGGCGCTCTCCATTTTTGTCTTGTTTATGCTGCGAACAACTCTGCGCGGACAGTGCTGTAGGTCCATTATTTTAGGAAAATTTAATTAAATTATCAACAAGCAGTACACTTTTCGAACGGCGTTCCTCCGTCGGTTACTTCTCCGGGAACAGCGGGCGTCCACGGCGACTGGCCGCCGTAGTATACTGGCGGAGTCGGTGGCGTAATAACTGTTTGTCCGTCGATGTAGCTACAACAAATCGTAGGGGGGACGACGCAGCATCCGGTTCGGACGATTCCGAATCCGGGTTGGTAGGAGCATAATGGGCCTCCGGTATTCTTATAGATCAGTGGAATCTTTCGTATCCCGTGATCCGGCATTTGAGATCTCTTTATAGTAGTCCGTATAAGAAGTTACGGGCGCTGGTGGCGGGGCATCGATCCCAACGACGGGAGCTACATACTTATCAAACAGCTGCTGGCCAACCATGCGCGAGGCCGCGTCTTCGGTCAGCTCTCCCATTTCCACGCGGCGCTTGAGTTTGAGCATATCGAAGAAGGTGCTGTCCAGCTTTCCTTCGACGTGCATCTCGAAAATGGTGGGAAACTGATTATACAGCCGCTCGTTTTCCGCCGCGACCTTCGCGCGAAACTCCGGAAAGTTCGTGGTCTTGAGCCCCTTGTGTCGGCGCATGCTGTAATCCATATCGCGCACAAGCGCCTGTACTTGAATCGAGTTAAGGCCAGACCCTTCTACGACCCCCTCCATTCGGTTTGTGTTATTTCTGCGGTATACATTAATATGCCTACTGTAACGCCAAACGGACAGATTATTATGGGCACGGGCGATACTCCTGGCGTGATTGCCCCTCCGCCGTCGACCATCAGTGGAAGCATCGCGTCCGCCGCCACGGAAAAGACCCAGGCGTCGCGCGAACAGTCGGCCGCAGCGTTCAAGGCGCTTGGCGCTGGACAGAAGGGAGCGAGGCGGCGGACGAAGAAGGGTCGGCGCAGGATTACCGGCGGGGCAGCGCAGAACGTCGTGCCGTCAATTATTCCGACGGCCAATAGCGTTCCCGGGGCAAACCCAACAGATGTAGGCCAGAAGCTCGCAGAAGTCGCGGCTCAGTTAAAGGCCGGCGCCGTGTACGATAAACTGATTGACGCAACGCCCCGGAAAATAGGAGGCTTTCGGGTGCGGGGAGCAGAAGACATGTACCCTGGAAGCGGTACGCATGTGGATACAAAACAGAGGCGTAAGACAAAGAAAAAGAATGGACGGCGTCACAAAAGGACTCATCGGGGGAAGCGTAGCAAGTCTCGTCATCTACGTCGCCGGAGCCGTCGCCGTGTTTAGCGGGCTCTGGGAAACGATGAGCTCGCCGTACACTCTGTATATATGGTTAATCGCGCTCACCGGACTGGCGGTGGGGCAGCTGATTCTTTCGGGCTTTGTAGTTTCGGCGTTGATGGAAGCACCTCATCAAATAGACGGGAAAGTTGTTTAATAAATTCAAGGACTTCGTCGGGCTCGGTGATGCCCGTAAGAATAATCTTCCCAGTTCGAAACACCTTCGCGGTCCAATTGTTCGGGCCGATGCGGATCTTGACGCCAGGATACACATCGGGATCGTATGCGCACGTAAGGTCTGGCCGATCCAGGCCGCGAATCGTGTTATACAGAAGTTCGCGCGCGACCGTCTGGTTCGACGTGAGCTTGGTCGTGTAATTCATGAGAACAACTCTGCGCCGGAGGATCTCGTAGGACTCGGGCGGATCGATGATCGAGGAGCGGCATTTCGTCCACAAGGATTCCAGCAGGATACGCATTGCGCACGTATCGTAGCGATCGTCCAGGATTCCCGTTAAATGAAACACCCCGTTCTGAAAGATCTTGATCGTGATCTCCTTGTCGGGAAGTGATCCGTCCCCGTTGTTCATAACGACGATCGTGATCGAGTTATGGCAGAACCCGGTGGTGCTTGGAGCGGGAGCGTCCTTCTTGATTCGGCGCTTGATTTTATCGCGCTTGCTTTCGCCTCGACGAGCAACTCCGCGCTTCTCAATTTTCACGATAGAATCTTCGAGTGGTAGATTGGACATAATCTTGTTGGTATCGAACTTAAGGTTCGTCGTGTAGAGCACGACCATGGTCGACAGCTTTGGGGTCTCCATTGCTATTTAAAGGCAGACTGGTGTAAATAGAATGCGTTTCGTTTTTCCAGGAGAAGGGGATGCTGTCGACGTACTTCGCGACCATGGCGACCGGGAATTTCCGGAACAATCGTCTCAAAATAACTTGGTGGGTGGAGTCCAGCATCCATCCGGGTTCGAGGTATCCTAGGAAGACGGCGCAACTTGAATGGTGTGAGACAATCGACAGAGCTTCCTCTGCGAGTTTCGACGACGGAATCTTTGATAAGTCCAGCAGCTGGGCAGTCCCGTGAGTCTCCTTGAACATTTGCAGGAACTCGCGGAATTGGAGGATGTTTGTGCACAGAAAGAGCATTTGTTTAGATTGGGGGTCAGCAGGTAAATCACGCAACGGGGTAGTGGGTCGGCTCGTTGATTTTCACGTGGGCGGGGGTTCCGGCCGGGATCTGGTACTTTACGAAGGGTCGCTTGGGGTTGACGTTCATATCGTTGCCGTGGTGGTCTCCAATAATAACAGGAATATGGCGCATAGCTGCGCCGACCTTGTAGTTGGGGTTTCCGCCACGCGCACCAACATCCTTGCCGGGCGCAAGGTTTCCTTTGAGAGCAAGCTGGCCACCGGCCTGCGAGGGGCGGCTCGGGAACTGACGGAACGCCTTTTCCTCCTTGACGGAGTGGTTGGGGATCGGCACGGTGCACAGAGCGGGGTCGCCCTGATTACGAATCGTGTTGTCCACGAACTTCGACGGAGTAACAGTCGCAGCTTCGTGCTGCTCGCCCAGCGCCTTCTTACACCCCTGGGTCTGGCGAGTGAAATCGCTCGCGGTCTGGGCGACGGGCAGGGACTGGATGTTGATAGAGGGAGTTTGGGTGATGAAGTTCGAAGACCCTCCTGCCTGGATGTTTGCCTGGATGGTTGCCTGGACATCATTGCCGACTGCCTGGCCTCCGACATAGGACGTGAAAAAGCTCGCGTCCTGGACTTTTCCGCCGGACGTCTTCTGGTATGACTGGACGGAGCGGAGCGGGTCGAACGCGAGATCGATCGGCCGGTTCACCGCACCTAGACGCTGCCCGTTCGAAGGAAAGTCCTGGGACGCGGCGAACCGCTGGCGCTGCGTGAAATCGGACGCCGACAGTTTGGGGCGAGTGTCGATCACAACCGTCGCAGCCGCAGTTTTGCTGCGGAGGTATTCGGTGTAGGACATAGCCTTTGGTTTAAACGTGCACGTGGCCATTTGTTATACGACCTAGAACAAATTCACGTGCGAAAGAACTTTGGTGCGGCAGCACTCTTTTGTGATTTTCAGGTCATCGAGTGCCCGCCCTTCCGCCGTCTTCACGGTTGTCGCGGTCAGGTACTCCATCTCGTCGGGCTTACCCGACTCTCGGCGGTACTCCTTGACCTTCTTGAGGTACAGATCGTAGCGCGACGACAGCCAAGGATTGTTGCATGTCCAGCAGCGAATGGGGATGAGCATCTCTTGTTATTGAACAGTCTAGAATCTCTATATTCGTTTTCTATCGCCAAAGAATAAGGATGGATCGGGATTCTACTGTAGCAGTTCTCGTTTTGGGACTCGTGCTCGCAGTTGTCGCGGTCAAGAAGTTTTCGGTCGTGGTGCTCGAAGGGCTGCTCAAACTCACCCGGCCAGGAGCGACAGTTCTGCTGCTCTTAGCCGTCTTAGGATTATTCTACAAGAACTACGTCTACAGCGCCCTCGCCACCTGCGTCCTCACCGTGTTCTTACTGAAAGATCTGTGGACGACGTACGCGAACTCGGACGAGAAGCGCCTGAATTCGGAGGTGGAAAAAGATCTCGCTCGCTTCGATCCGTCTCAGAGCATCGATATCCAGTTCGGGAATGGAACTGCGAAACACGATCCTCCGGCGATCTACAATGCTCCGTCCAGCACGTCCGGTCTACTCGTATTCCCGCCAAGCGAGGAGCTCTTACACGAAATGTGCGGTTAAACACTTACCAGTTGATCTTGAGTTCAGACGTGCTCCAGTACTCTGAAATTCCGGACGGGAGGCGACGATGAATAATGAACGGCAGAACGCCCTGCGCGACTTCGCGCTCGGCCACAGACCATACGAACCTAGGATCAGACGTCACAATACCATCCAAAGATATCAGGGGGCGAGCGCCGTCTGCTATCTGCTGGGCTCGAGTGCCCACGAGGCACGTATACTCGTACTTCGTGTAAAACGCGTCGGTCGTACGATCGTCTTTCAAAGAGTCCTGGACTTTTTCACGCTGGACAGACTGGACTTCCGGGTGCAGAATGCGCGACTCAAACCTCAACTCCTCCATTGTATGACTTACCTATCTTTCTTTAGACGGTTTCCGTTTTAATAAAAGGGTCATAGTCATCGTAAAATGGAACTCTTGGAGGTGTTTGGAAACGATCTCACTGTCGTGAATGCCGCGCGCGTCTCGTTCGCGAAGGAGTCGACCGAGTTCTCGGGGGCAGACGAGAAACTCATAACGTACTTAGCAAAACATAATCACGTGACTCCGTTCTTCCACCCCCAACTCCGGTTCCGAATCAAGATGCCGATCTTTGTGGCGCGCGAATGGTATCGCCACCAAATTGGGTTTGCTCGGAACGAGGTTTCGCGAAGGTACGTAGACACAACGCCCGAATGCTGGATCCCGTCTCCAGCCCAAATTCGCGAGCGCGATCCCAAGCTCAAGCAGGGAAGTAAGACAACAGAGGTCGACGATTCTCTCTCTGTTCACCAACTTATTAAGACGCACACGGAGATGAATGTTATGGTCTATGAAGATCTGCTCAGCCGAGGCGTAGCTCCGGAAATCGCGAGGTGCGTTCTCCCCCAGTCCATGTTCACAGAGTTTATTGAGACGGGAAGTTTGGCGGCGTATGCTAGGCTGTACAAATTGAGAACAGACCCGACCGCCCAAAAGGAGATTCGGGATTACGCGGAGCGGCTGGGAGAGCTCATCGAGCCCCGGTTTCCCGTATCGTGGAAAGCTCTTACTTGCGCTTCTGAGTGAGCAGGCGAGCTTTCTTTCCGCAGCGCAGTTTCTTGATTGTGCGCCCGCGAGGAAAAAGGATGGTCTTGGTACATATCGCGATCGCGGCACTCTCGGCAGTCCGAGCCTTTTTCTTATCGAGTTTCAGAGTCTTTTTCACGGCCTTGATACACCGACAAAACCGCAGTTGCTGAGACACCATTATGTATATGTGTTAAATTAGATTGATGCAGCCTGCTTCCACATGAAATCGCAGTTGCAGCACTGGTAGAGCCAAATAAGTTTCTTGTCGTCGAGCTTCATTCCCACGACGTTCGGAGTGGCCCCGGCCTTTGACGGGCATTCGGAGTTGGAGCATGCGATCGTATCGAAGTGGGGGAGCGTGAGATCGTGTTTCAGGTTAGGGTTCATGCTCAAACGGGTCGTCTTATCTTCGCGCAGAATGTGCTCGTAGACGAGAGGATTCTTCTTGTCGATGGGGTTCGTGTACCCGCAGCGGCAAACGCGAACAGCGGTCTTGATTCCGTCGACGACGCGCTCGTCGAAATCCTGGAGCAGGCTCTTGCAAACGGGGCAGAACTTCTCCATCTTTACTATACCTATACTTATTCGCCGACCTATAAATTCGTTTTAAAGGTGCGTTCAAAACGGATGTTCCGCCAGAAAGTTGTCTTGGGTCAACATACGGAATGGCGGGCAAGGGGTCTCTACGTGAGTTTCTGGAGAACCATCAATCGGATGGCGTTTGGACTCACACATCGCTCGCGGGCGGAAAGTACTTTATTGGCGAGGACGATATGCCGAAATTTTACGAACTTTACGTGGAAAGCATCATGGACCAGGAGAAGCAGTATCTGGTAGAAAAGTCGTCGGAGATCGGTCCTCTGCGCATCGACTTCGATTTCATCTACGAGCGCAGCCACGATAAGCATCTCCACACCCGCGAACAGGTGTGTTCGTTCGTCAAGGCGTACATGGGCGAGATCAAACAGTACCTGGAACTCCCAGATACGGTAAAGGTGTACATCATGGAGAAACGCAAGCCGACGCTCGACACGAAAAAGAACAAGATGAAGTCGGGCATTCACATCGTTGTTCCCGATGTGTCGACCCACAAGTTCGTGGAGCAGAGCGTTCGGCGCACGCTGGTCAAGACCATGGACGACCATTTCAAAGGTCTGCCGCTGACGGAATCCTGGGAGAAAGTCTACGATGAGCAAGTCGTGAACCGATCGTGTCCGTGGACTCTGTACGGGTCTCGCAAGAACGACCCGAACTCGCTTCCGTATCTCGTGTCCTACATTCTGGAATGGTCGAAGGACGATATGAAAATCATAGACGACGTCCCGAAGCCGTCGATGGGTCTCATGAAGACTCTGTCGCTGTGTCGCGAGGAGAAGGACGAGACGCCAATGACCGATGAAGCCAAAAAGATTTATGCGGGGCTGAAGACTCAGCAGGAAGTCCGAATTTCTGGCGGGAGCGCTCTCATGCCTGGTCGCGGTCGTCCCGCTCAGCGTGGCGACAAGCCAGGTTCGCGCAGTTCGTCCAACGATGGTCGTATCGTGATTCCTCCGCTGGACAACGACCGCCGCCAATATCTCAAAAATCACGTGATGAACTGGAACCCTCAGCGTGCGGACAGCTACAAGGACTGGATTGACGCGGCGCACTGTTTGCACAATATTCACCCAGACCTGTACGACGTATTCTTGGATTTCAGTTCGCAGTGTGAAGCCAAGTTCAATGAGGAAGACTGTGCGCGAACCTGGAATTCCCTGTCGTATCGTAATGACGGCGACAGGTTGAGCGAGAAATCGCTACGATACTGGTCGCGCGTGGATAATCGGGAAGGATACGACGAGATCGAGTCGAAGAATGTGGATCGGCTCGTGGTTGCTGCCTGTTCGGCAACCGAGCACGATATGGCGTGCGTGATCTACGCCAAATTCCGCGATCTGTACAGCTGCTGCGATTTCGGCAAGAACGTATGGTTCCGGTGGGCAGGCCATGTTTGGCGCGAGACGGATCGTGGCGTAGACCTTCAGCTGAAGCTGTCCAAGCAGATTGCGCGGGTCTTCTTCGATAAGATGACCAACCTGCAGATTGAAATGAAAGACCGCGGACTGCTGGAATGTTCTGGCGAGAGCAAGAGCGATTGTGGGTTCTGCGAGTACTGCCTAGTCGAGAAGGAGCGATCGGGTTTGAATATGATGTACACGAAGCTCAAGACGACCAAGTTCAAGGACAATGTGATGAAAGAGTGTCGCGAACTGTTCTTCGACGAGGAGTTCACGAAGAAACTGGATTCCAACAAAGATCTCATAGCCTTCAACAACGGCGTTCTGGATCTGACGAACTTTGAGTTCCGCGACGGTAAGCCCGAGGATTACATCTCGTTCTCGACGGGTATAGATTACGATCCCTCCCGCAATTACTACGATTACGATACTTGGCCGAAGGTCGACTTGTTTATCAAGCAGGTCATGCCGGACACAGAAGTCCGCGAGTATTTCATCAAGCATCTCGCGACCAACCTCGTTGGCGGAAACACGGCGCAGAAGTTCCATATTCTGACCGGGTCGGGCTCGAACGGAAAGTCTATGATTATGAACCTCACAGCGACGGCCATGGGCGATTACGCCTGCACGGTTCCGATATCGCTACTGACCCAAGGCCGTGCGAAGTCCGCGTCGGCCGCTCCAGAAGTCATTCGACTCAAAGGCCGGCGGTTTGTGACGATGCAGGAACCGGACGAATCGATCGCGCTGAATACTGGTTTGATGAAGGAGATCACGTCGGGCGAGAAGATGTACGCTCGCGACCTGTTCAAGTCGGGCACGGAGTTCGAGGTTCAGGCGAAGTTTCACTTGGCCTGCAACGAAAAGCCGAAAATCAATACGACGGACGGAGGTACGTGGCGCCGATTGGTCGTGATCAACTTCCTCTCGAAGTTTGTACCAACGCCCACCGCGAACAACGAGTTCCCGATGGACGAATCAATCCAGTTCGCGGTTCAGTCGAAAGAGTGGGCGACGCCGTTCCTGAATTTCCTGGTTCACACGCTGAAGGAGGGTAAGGGATTGCGAAAGCTCCCGGCGCCGGATAAAGTTATGGAGTACACGTCGGAATACCGTGGCGAGAACGACGGAATTGCGAAGTTCATTCATGAAAATACGATGAGCTGTGATCATCAAGATATTAAGAGGGACGAGAACGGAACGCCTATTTTGGTGGCGGTCTCCCAGGTGTCCCTGAAGGAACAATTCAAGCGATGGAAGGACCAGAACGAACTCAAATCTCTGTCTGTGACTGAAATGGTCAAACGCATCAAGGCAATATACGGCCCAGACTATAACGGGTCGTGGACGAAGTTCCAGCTCAGAACCGGCTAATGAAACCTGATTAGAGACCGTAACTCGATGACTCTAATGCTTGCGCGAACCCTTTTTACCTTTACGGTGGCGACGAGTGCTTTTACGAGTCGAGTGGCGCTTTCCGCCGCGCGTCTTACGGCGACGACGACCTCCGGCAGTCGGGGCGGCGGCGGGCGCCCCGGTCGACGTTTCACCCTGGGCTTGGGGGGCAGTTCCAAGAGCAACGGGCGCAGCGGCGGACGCTAGAGCCGGAGCACTGCTCTGCACTGCGGCATCGACCTTCTTGAATCCAAGCGCGCCTTTGACTGCTTCGGACGCAGTGGACGCGGCTTGAGTAATTCCCTGAATGATGCCGCTCATTTCTTTACTTTAGCGTAAGAATTTACCGGCGGCCGCCAGCGATCGGGGAGTAGGCGCGGATGTAGGGCAGAGTCAGCCACACGACCACTACGGCGATTGCGAGATTGACGGTGGCGCTCAGGGCATCGCCGACTGCGAGCTTGACGGGGCCGAGCTGAATCGTCCACTTCTCAATGCCGGCCTGCGCGCCAGGGAAAACGCCGCCGATGACGGGGGCAACGAGGTCGCGAGACACCGCGCCGAAGAACTGGCTCAGTGCGCTTCCGAGGAAAATCGCGACGGCGAACGTCATAATCGTCATGTCGCTCATTTTATAAGTTGGTCAGAATCTTTTTGCGGTAAAGAGTAGTGATATGGGAATTGATACTTTGTACTGGGGCCCATCGGGCTGGCAGTTATTTCACCTCATCGCGTTCCGCTCAACGAATCCCCAAGCCGTACTTCTCAAAATGAAAGAGATGCTTCCCTGCAAATTCTGCCGCGCCAGTACGAAAGAGTTCGTGTCCAAGCACCCTCTGAAAGGAGACCCTGGCCGGTGGCTGTACGATATTCACAACATGGTGAACAACAAGCTCCGGACACAGTGCGCGGACGATCCCAACATCTCTGATCCGGGCTCTGACCCGTCATTCGAGGAGGTGAAGCGCAAGTATATGGATATGACGCCGACCGCAGTTCCCGGCCGCGACTTCCTGTTTTCGGTGGCCGCAAATTACCCCGATGCCCCGGAACCCGGAGATATGGCGCGGCACCGAGAGTTCTTGAACGAGCTGGCCGACGTATACCCGTTCGAGTCCCTGCGGACTACGTTCAAATCGTACCTGGGTAAAGGCGACGTCCCGCTGGAGACGAAGAAACCGTACATGAAATGGATGTACGGGCTGCTGAAGTCTTTATCGCGAGACGCAAAGACAAAAATAATGACGTACCGAGGATACGTTGCGCGGGTGAATTATTATACGAGCGGCTGCGATCGGCCGTCTTATCGGGGCAAGACGTGTAGGCGCACAAAGCAGGGGCACCGCACAAAAGACCGGGACAGGAAACGAACGCACCGTGTCGTATCGCAATCATTGCTAAAATAGTTTAAACGTATAAATGATAGTATAAAAAATGGCAGACTACAGCAGGTATTCTGATTTTGTGTCTACGTTGGATGAAGTTGATGGATTGAAAAATTTTAAACGCCATTCTGATTATACTTATATGCTAGAGCACGTAGATGAATCCCAGGGATTTGAATATTTGCAGTGCATCAGACACAATACAAATATAAGTTCTGATAGTATCAAGAAATATTGCGATCTGAATGATCGTCTTGGAGATCCAAATATGTTCCAGTACGATACTATACGGTGTTCACCAACAAGCTTGCGTTATATATTTCATTCTCATCTGATTCTTTCGCATATAAAGTCTTTAACCCTACCATCTGTCGATATTGTTGAAGTTGGCGGAGGATATGGCGGACTCTGTATTGCTCTGCATCATTTTGCTGAGACATATGGTGTAAAGATAAACAGTTATAAGATTCTCGATTTACCATCCATCTCGAAGCTCCAGAGGATGTATATTCACAACGTAGATCCGTCTATAAACGTTGAGGTGATTGATGCGAATACTTATGGAGAATCGATTCCTCTAACAAATGCATTTATGGTCAGCAACTACTGTTTCAGTGAAATTTCAGAGTCCTTCCGCGAAAAGTATATCCAACATTTAATTCCAAAAATCGCACATGGATTCATGGCATGGAACTGGATTCCGGTATTTGATTTTGGGTTTAAGACTACAGTTGAAAAGGAGTATCCGAACACTTGTGGTGATAATAAGTATGTCTACTTTTAAGTCTTCTTCTTAATAGATTCAACTGCCCTCACGTGTTTCTGGCTGAACGGCTCGCCCTTCTTCTCCTTCTTGGTCTTCTTTGATTCGCGTCGCGTTTTCGGATCGTCCATCTGAATGTATGACGTGTGTTTATTCTTGTTGTTTGATTTCGTTTTCTATGATAATGGAACTGTGGTACTCGCTGGTGATAGGCTCAGTGATCTTTGCCTATATCCATCTTTTCAACTACAACGCAAAAACGTACCTTGAATCCCAGTCTGGGGGCTCAAGGTACACTCACCGGGAATCGGACCCGGGCCAAAGCCTTGGAAGGGCCTCATTCTACCACTAAACTATGAGTGTGGTGGAGGGAGTGGGATTCGAACCCACGAAAGATACCTATCAGATCTTAAGCCTGACCCGTTTGACCGCTCCGGAATCCCACCGATATTTATAAGCAACGATTCTCTAAATGTATTATAATGAAGTTATCGTGGCTGAAACAGTTCCCAACAAAGTCGGACATTTTTTTCAAACTTCCGGACGAATTACCTGGATTCGAGGGGCGGTTCTTCTACCGCCGCGCAGATAAAGAATGGCCCTTGTGGATTCCCATTCCGAGTGGCCCTATAAATTACCTGGAAATAGGATGTGCGGACGGAGGAAACGCGATTCTGGTATCGAAATCGTATGCTCACCATCCATATTCAAAAGTGTACTGCGTAGATCCGTGGGCAGATTACACGGAGTATCCGGAATATAAAGGAGAGCAGGACATCGCGTGGAATACGTTCAATAAGAACGTCCAGAAACATGCAGACACATCAAAGTTCGTCATTCACCGAGGACTCTCGGACGATATTGTTCCGACGTTTCCCGACCAGTTTTTCGACCTGATATTTGTGGACGGAAATCACGAGACCGAGTACGTGTACCGCGACGGCATGATGTCTCTGGATAAAGTCAAGATTGGGGGGCACATTGTGTTTGACGACTACAACAAAGCATGGCCACAAACAGTGGCTGGAGTGGATAAGTTTGTATCGGAAGCAGGACGTAGAATTAACGTTATCCCGGGCGTTTATATGAAAATAGGTCAGTTTATGGTTCAGCGAACAGCTTAAAGCTTGAACCTCTTCTTGTAATCCGCAATCGAGGCGCGCAGAGTCGTCTTGTTCCACAGAACCCATTTGGACAGAGCCCCGGGCGTATCGGGCTTTGTCCAGTGCTCACCCATTCCCGAGTGGCGTTTCAAATAGCGCTGCTTGCGAGTCGGATCGCGGTGTTTGGTGTAATCAGACATCCCCTTGGCGCCGAACGGCACGACTTTCTGGTGTCCGTCGGGGTACACGAAGGTCGCGTCCCACTTCTTCTCGGCTTTGTGCGAGGGTTTGATAGATTTGAGTCGTAGTTTGCGGGTTTTGCCTCCCATTATTCTTTCAGCCGAAAATGTAATGGAAGAGTGGTATTCCGCTGTTCGCACACTGCAGGACGAGAGTGACGATGGGGCGTTGGTGAAATCGGTGTGTGCTCGCATATTCTACAGCCTCAACCGCCTCAAAATCAAGGACAAGAAGAAGTTTTCTCAACGCCTGGGTCCTGAATTTGATGGATGGGCGGAGTCTGTCGAAGACGTGTTTCCGAAAGAGCTTGTTCGGGAAATCATTCAAGATGACGACTTTTGGAAACTCACATTCAAAGTGGCGCGGAGCTAGTGGGGAATGTACATGAACTCCCACACGTTGCTCAAACATCAGGCACGACTTCAGGCACGACTTCAGGCACGACTTCAGGCGCGACTTCAGGCGCGACTTCAGGCAGGACTTCAGGCAGGACTTCAGGCAGGACTTCAGGCAGGACTTCAGGCACGACTTCAGGCACGACTTCAGGCGCGACTTCAGGCACGACTTCAGGCACGACTTCAGGCACGACTTCAGGCGCGACTTCAGGCAGGACTTCAGGCAGGACTTCAGGCAGGACTTCAGGCAGGACTTCAGGCAGGACTTCAGGCACGACTTCAGGCACGACTTCAGGCACGACTTCAGGCGCAGAAACTTCTACGGCCGGCTCGGGGATCGAAGTTAAGGGAATAACAACCGCCTGTTCCGGTTCCGGCTCCGATGGAGGCGCAGGCGCAGGCGCAGGCGCAGGACGAGCGGCTGAGACCGTGGCCTGAATCTTGCGGTGTATGAATGGGAGTAGTATTGACATTTATATTAACTCCGTGAAAAATGGAAGAATGAATCTAAAGACTATACAGACTAATACAATAATGGGCGACGTTATCATCGGTGTCCAGTTTGGGATCGCAAACCCCGATGAAATCGCTAAGCGCAGTGTAGTGCAGGTCATTACCGATAAGGCGTACCAGGCCGGCGATCCAGTGCCCGGTGGCGTCTTCGATGCGCGGTTCGGCACGATCAGCAACGACAAGCGCTGCCCCACGTGCAAGCAAACCAACATCCTCTGCCCCGGCCACTTTGGACACATCCAGCTGGCGCGCCCAGTGTACCTCTACCAGTTCATCGAGCCTATCCAGAAGTTCCTGCTGCTCGTGTGCCTCAACTGCTCCAACCCCTACCTTCCCGACGAAGATCTGGAAGAGATCGGAAAGAACCTTGTTGGAATGGATAAGTTCCAGGCAGTTCGGGAGCGCACAGAGGAGCACAAGAAGAAGATGAAGGAGACGGGCGCGTGTGTGCATTGCGGATCTCCGATCATCATGAAGGTGTCGAAGAAGGAGGACACGGTCGCAAAGCTCGTAGCCAAGACTGCCGACGAGGAGGCCGAGCCGATCGTTCTCCAGGCGGAAATGGTGCTGCGGACGTTTCAGCGCATTACCGATCGCCACGTCGATATGCTCGGGTTCAACTCGAAGTTCAGTCGCCCAGACTGGATGATCTGCACGGTTCTCGCCGTTCCTCCGCTCACGGTGCGCCCGTCCGTCATCATGGACGACAACCAGCGCATGGAGGACGACCTCACGCACATCCTCATCGACATCGTCCGCAACAACCGCGCACTCCAAGACCGAATCGATAAGGGGGACTCGGCGGACTCGATCGAGAAGCATACAGAGCTGCTGCAGTACTACGTCGCGACGTACGTCGACAACGATATTAAAGGCCTGTCTCCCGCTCAGCAGCGGTCGGGTCGGCCACTGAAGACTCTCAAGTCCCGCCTCGGAGCCAAGACGGGTCGCGTTCGCGGGAATTTGATGGGGAAGCGCGTGGACTTCTCGGCGCGGTCGGTCATCACGCCCGACCCGAACATCGATGTGGACGAGCTCGGGGTGCCGGAGGAGATCGCGCGCAACCTCACGTTTCCCGAAATTGTGACCGTGTACAACCGCGACCGCCTGATGTCCTATGTCCGCAACGGGCCGTCAAAGTACCCCGGCGCAAAGTCTGTCTTCAAGAAGCACGACAACAAGACCGTGAACTTGAAATTCATCAACCCCGAGACGCTGGATCTCAAGCAGGGAGATATCGTCAATCGGCATCTGATCGACGGCGATGTCGTGCTCTTCAATCGCCAGCCGTCTCTCCACAAGGCGTCGATGGAGTGCCACCGCATTCGCGTTCTTCCCCACTCTACGTTCCGCCTGAACGTGAGCGCCACCAAGCCGTACAACGCAGACTTCGATGGCGACGAGATGAACATGCACGTGCCCCAGAGCATCGCGTCCGCGTCGGAGCTGAAGTACCTCGCCACGGTACTGCGCCAAATCGTGTCGCCGCGCACGAACTCCCCCATTATCCGCATTATCCAGGACACGATGACCGGATCGTACCGTCTTTCGAAAGACTCGGTTCATGTGCCCGAGCACATCGCGATGAACATCATGGCGCGGATGAAGAAGCCGCTCTCATCGTACCGCCGCAAAGATCGGGATATTACCGGCAAGGAAATCTTCTCGACCGCGTTCCCACTCATGAACCTGAAGAGCCAGATCACGGTGGAGAACGGTGTTCTCACGAAAGGAGTCATGAAGTCCGGAGCGTACGATTCCCCCTCCAAGGGCGCAATCCACGTCATCTTCAACGATTTCGGTCCTGAGCGCGCCGGCCAGTTCATCAACGATATTCAGAACATTGTGACCAAGTACAACCTGTTCTCCGGATTCTCGGTCGGTCCGTCCGATCTCATCATGGACAAGAAGACCGAAGACGCCGCTCTCAAGATCCTCTCGGACGGAAAGCACGCGATCGCGAACCTCATTACGCAGATGCATGCGGGAACGTTCCTGAACGGCGACGGCCGCGAGCCCGGGGCGCAAATGGAAGTGGAGGTCACGAACATCGTCGCGAAGATGAACCGCGAAACGGAAGAGCTCGTGAAGGAGTCAATGCCCGACGGAAACCGGATGAACCAGATGGTCGCTTCGGGCTCGAAGGGAAAGATGCTCAATATCACGCAGATGATGGCTCTGCTCGGCCAGCAGTTCGTAGCCGGTCGGCGCATCCAGTACAGTCTCCAGGATCGCACGCTCCCCCACTTCCATCGCTTCGATGACGGTCTCGAGGCTCGCGGGTTTGTCGAATCGAACTTCATCGGAGGCATTCGCCCAACGGAGTTCTTCTTCCACGCCATGGGCGGACGCGAAGGCCTTATCGATACGGCCGTCAAGACGTCGGACTCGGGGTACATTCAGCGCCGACTCGTGAAGACCATGGAGGACATCCACGTCGAGTACGACGGGACGGTGCGCAACGTGAACGGCGCGATCGTCCAGTTCCACTACGGCGGCGACGGAACGGACACGACGTGCGTCGAGAAGTACGAGTGCCCGCTCGCGCTCATGACGCTGGAGCAGATCTATCGCGACTTCGCGATTTCCGCCGACGATATTGCCGCAGTCGTCAAGGGAGACGTTCCGGAACTGCCCGATCTCGTTGACGAGATTGTGGATGATCGCGACGTCCTCGTGCGCGAAGTGTTCCGGTACACGAAGAACGAAGACGTGTTCGTGCCCGTTCACCTTGGGCGCATAACCGAGAAGTATACGAACACGTACTCGGTCAAGACGGATCTTACGCCCCGGTACGTCGTTGACGAGCTCGCGAAGATGTGTGCCCAAACATGGCTGAGCCACAACAAGCTCTTCCAGATCCTACTCCGCTTCCACTTTGCTCCGAAGAAATCCATCATCAAGATGCGCCTCACCCGGGCGATGTTCGACGAGATGCTGAAGGACGTGCATTTCCGCTACACGAAATCGATGGTTCACCCCGGTGAAATGGTAGGGACGCTGGCCGCCCAGTCGGTTGGCGAGCCCACGACCCAGCTCACGCTGAATACGTTCCACTCGGCCGGCACGGCGAACGCGAACGCGACTGCCGGTGTTCCGCGCATCATGGAGCTGCTCGGTGCCTCGCCAAACCCCAAGACTCCTCTGAACGTCGTATACTTAGACCCCAGCATTGCCGGAACGCTCGAAGGCGTTATCGCCAAGAAGCGCGAGATCCAGAAGACGACGCTGCGCAGCATCACGAAGTCGGTGCGCATTTACTACGACCCGAATCCCCTCTCCCCAAGCACGGCGGTCCAGGAGGATCGGGATATTCTACAGTCCTACCAGAAGTTCTCCGTCACCAACGGCCAACTGTGCACCTCTCCCTGGGTCATGCGCCTGGAGCTGGACACCGAGGAAATCGCGGCTCGCCAGGTCATTGATATGACGATGATTGCCGCCAAGATTCAGAACAACCGCGTGCTCAAGGTGTTCGAGTGCATTCACACCGACACGAACGCTCCCGATAAGCTCGTGCTGCGCATCGTGTTTGCGACAGACGCCGTGAAGAACATGTTGTCGCTGCGCTTCATTGAAGATAAGCTGCTGGACACGGTTCTCACGGGCGTAGAAGGCATTGGGAACGTGTACGTCCGCGAAGTCAAGGATCATCTCATGTACGATGAGAAAGTGGGAGGGTGGGTCGCTACGCAGCAGCACGTTCTGGACGTAGAAGGCACGAACCTCCTGGATCTCTCCACCATCCCAAATACCGATCCGCTCCGGTCGTTCTCGAACGACATCCACGAAATCAAGCAGGTGTTTGGGATCGAGACTGCGCGCATCGCTCTCCTGCGCGAGTTCACCAGCGTCTTCACCACCGAGTACATTAACTACCACCACCTCATCACGCTGGTGGACGCGATGACCTATCCCGGGTTCTTCCTGAAGGCTGACCGTACGGGAATGTCGAAGAATACCGAGAACGGTGTCTTGGCGAAGTCCTCGTTCGAGGAGACGGCCAAGCATCTGTTCAATGCGGCGCTGATGGGTGAGAGCGACAATATGCGCGGCGTGTCGGCAAACATCATGTTCGGCCAGAAGCCGCCGTGCGGAACGGGGTTCGTGGACATTCTCATCGACGAGACCAAGTTGCCCGAGGGGACGGAAGAAGACCATATGATGTTCGAGGAGGAGCGCCGCGCAGTGAACGCGCTGGTGGAGCAGGAGTCCGAGAAGGAGAGCTCCATCTCGATGAGCGACGTCATGATGAGCTTCGATTAAGAAACGATTTAATCGCCCTTCAATATGGAATGGAAAATGGAACCAAAATATGACTCTGTAGTCACAGCTGTCATATCTGCTTTTAAAAGTAGGGCAGTTTTTGGGTTTAAGAAGTACGGCACGGATCTAGATCGTAAAGATCTCAAGACTCTAGACTGGATTCAGCACACACAGGAAGAACTGATGGATGCTATTTTGTACTTGGAGAAACTGAAGCAGGAGATTAGTTCGAGTACGCCAGACCGCCCATGCCCGACATGACGCGGAGGATGTTGTAGTTCACGGCGTAGACGCGCACATCCCACGTCTTATCCTCATCAGGGTTAATAGTCGCACTACCAGCCAAGTTTATCACGAGCGTGGCCGTATCGATGCGCGAGAAGTTGCACGTTCCAGACGGCTGGTGCTCCTCGGGGCGGAGCGCGAACGAGTAGCAGTAAATTCCGGGCTGGTGGACAGGTAAGCTTGAAGCAGTCTGGACGGTCGCGCCGTATCCAGTGTGGTGCTGGAAGGTCTGCACGCTGTTGAAGTAGTCCCCGTAGCGGCGATCGAGGCGATCCTGCCCGTTAATCTGCAGCCACTGCTCGTATACGACATCCTGATCGTACGTGAACGGCTGTAGACGACTGCCCAACCGCAAAACCTGGGGCATCTTGCACTGGGTGTACTCCGACGGCTGGACCACCCATACCAGCTCCTTGACGGGGTGATTGAACGTCAGGTCAATCCGGTTGTTGTAGGACGAAATGCCCTTGTCCTCGTTAAACTGCACCTGCTCGATGAGGTACTCGTGCGAGTTCTGAGCCATGCGGCGGCGCTCCTCGGTGTCCAGGTAGATGTAGTCAATGTACACCGCTGCAGACGGAACTTTCGGGGGAGCCGTCGTAAAATCCGCAGCCACAAACTTCGAGTCGTTCCACTGGATGTTGATCTTCACCTCGTGATACTGCAGAGCAATGAGGGGAAGCGCGCACCCGGGGTTGCGGGTGTAGAAGAAGTTGAGGGGAATGTACAGGATATTCGGCAGAGACGCATGGCCAGAGTTGCCCGTGCCGCTGGTGCATGCGCTGGTATCCATGTACGTGATCGTAGTGGCCTTCGATCCTAACACTGCTGTTGTATTCGCGATAAAGCTGTTGTTCGACGAGGAACCGTACAGAGAGTCGCTGTATGCCTGAGTCACTGTAGACGTATTAGGACCGCCACCAACTATGTTCCAGAGCTTCTTGGAGGTCGTGAGGTCGCTGGTCAGCGAGTCCCATAGGTAGAGCCACTCGCCGTACAGACGATCGACGGCCTGTCCGCCAATATCGAGCTCAACATACTTGAGGAGATTGTAGCCTAGGCGCCCCTGGTCGTTATTGAACGTTGCAACGGGCATAACCACCTCGAGGTAGGTAGAGTACAGGAGGTCGGCGTGGCGACCGATAATCGCCGAGTGCTTGACGCCCCACCCGACCTGGCCGGTTAAATTAATGCGGAAGGGCTCCATCGCGAAGTTCGTGTGGCGCTTGAAGAGCCCCTTCCAGAACGTAATCTGGGGATTGCCCGACAGGTATGCATCCTGAGCTCCATAGGCTACGAGTTGAAGGAGGCCGCCACCCATTGTATTTGTATGTTAAGTATAATCTTTTTTTCCGTAAATGGACTTCGAGGCTGGGACGTTCATATGGACGCAAGTGCGTGCACCCATATGATTGTTTTGGATTACGTTGCGTGAACTAGGTTAAGTACCTACCGGCGGCGCGTACGGCGAGCGGTCTTGCGCCCCTTGCGCGAGCGGCGGCGACCTCCCACGGGCGCAGCAGTCTCGGCCACGCCCTCAGCGGCAGCGGGTGCGCCCTCCGCGGCAGCCTCGCCGGCACCGCCCTTGTGCTTCTTGTACGTCTTGGCCGCCAGCTTCATGGCCTGGCCGAGCTTCATGCCCTTGTTCTTGCGCATCGTCTGCTTGAGGTGAGCCATCCACTTCGACATTTTGTTTAAACGCGAGAATTTATTAGGTGTGGGTGGGTCTAGACAGTGATGGTGTAGATCGGAGACGTTTTCTGCATGGGCTGGAAACTGACCGCCGGGTCTGGGAGTACCGGTTGAGCATACTTTTTAACCGCAAGGGCTCGAAGGGGCTCGGGTTTGAGAACGAGACTGTTTTCCTGGAACTCGCCGATATACACCTCCATCGCACTGTCCACCGACCCGTAATTCATTAACGTCCACTGGCATCCGTACGTCAAAAGAATTTGGGGGTTCACATTCACCAAATCCGCCCCAATATCCGGTACGACCATCGTGATGTTATTGCGATTGTTGTTGATGAGCTCGTCGCTGTCCTGTGTCTGAGACGCCTGTTTGTACGTTAACCGCCGGAGATGGGACGTTCCCCACGACAAATTCACGAGTTCTTCCATTAACGTTCCCTTCGTTTCGGGCCCAGACACAATGATCAGCTTCGACTGGAGATTGCACACCGGTTCCACCGCCAAGTTCTTGCGCTGGTAGCTGTACGACGAGTCCAGCAAGAAGGCATGGCACGTATCTTTCAGGATTTGGGCACACGCGTTCAGAACGGTCGTCTTTTCGGTATGGAACACCAAACTGAGAACGAACGGATCGGACGCGACCGGGCAACTCACCGAATTGAACGCGTTGTTGGCGAGCGCGACGCAGCACGCTTCGAACGATACGGTGTTGTAAGCATAGTCCGTTCCAAGAGCCTGGTTCTTCAGCCCCACCACCGGGTTCCCCGCGTCGTCCGAATAAATGTCCAGCTCAACGAGGCGCGGCCCCGACTTCATGAGCGGAGGAATCACGCTGTCGGTGATGTAATCGTAAATCTTTGAGCCCGGGAACAGAGAGTAAGCGGACGACGCCATATAGTAATCGCACAGCCGATAGGACGGGGTTGTAGGGCAGCCCAGCGGCGCAAGTTTCATCACCGCCTTGTACGCGTTAAACGTAGACTCAGCTTCCACGGACGCCTGGATAGAGGACGGAGTCACCAGCTTGTAAATGACGTATCCGATAATGCTGATCACAACGGATGCCGCAATGACTAGACCGCAATACTGGTACCAGTCCATTATTAATTACTACGATGAATAATCGCCTGGAAAAATGCGTAGACGATCAGGCCGACGAAGAACACGCGCGCCAGAATTCCCACCCACCAAACAGTGTCCATTGTATTATACTTTGAAGAGAAGCCCGCGAAATCCCCGCACAACCTGGTCTGGGATTCTCTTGTTCATGGGGGTTCCGACAAGGCAGCACAGATGAAAATACAGAGAGTACATTCCGCACTCGGAATCCTCGAACTGGTGGCGGGTGTTATTGTAGGTTATGTCCATCGGCTTGGCGTGGACGCCCGTCGAGTTCCATGCGTCCGACCATCGTTTCATCAATTGCTGGATCTCCTTTTCCGGCTTTTTCGCGTAGGAATCGAAGTAGGTTATGCGGGGAAACTCCAGCTCCGGCCGGATGTCGCAGAACAGCGCGATCCAGTGCTCGCCCGGCCCCGTACTTTTATCGGTATTGAAGATGATGCCGATTTGGCGATACCCTTTCTTGTAGATCGCACGAATGTCGAGCGAGCACAGAGAGTTCACGAGACACGTTCCGGTCGTGGATTTCGTTCCAAAATCGATAGGGACTGTTCCCACGTAGTAGTATTCGGGAAAGATCTTCTTGAACTGTTTCTCGACCCCATCAATGTCCGTGGAGGACAACCATTCTTCCGGGTTTGTTCTCCATGTCGAGGGAGCTTTGGGTTTCGATAGGAGTGATACAATCACGCACTCGGCGTTCTTTTTATCGCATTTGTCCTGAAGCCGGGTCTCAATATCTTTCCAAACCTTGTCCGGATGTCCTTTCGCTACGGGCTTTTTAGAGGGGTGTTCGCGGTTGAAAACCTGGCGAAGGTTTTCTATTTCCTTCGCATCGAAGTACATTGTATTGAAAACGGATATTCTTCTAGCCAGCATGTATAAGTAAAAATGCAGGAGACTCTATCCGAACTGAAGAAGTGTATCAAGAGCTATCGCGAGATCGACGACGATCTGCGTAAGTTGAATGCGGTCGTATACGAAAAGCGCGACGCCCGCAAGATTGTCGAGATGCAGATCGCGGATATTGTGAAGCGCCCCGAGTTCAGCGAGTTCAAGAAGATGAAGATCGAAGAGGACGGATCGACCATCTCAATCAAGCGCCCTGCGGAATGGACGAAGCCCTGGACTCTCTCCCAGAAGGATCTGAAAGATATCACAGCGCAATACTTCGCATCGGCGACCCAAATTAACGCGGAAGGCCTCGTAAAGTTCATTGTGGATACGCGTAAGGCGGCGCTCGTGGCCGACGAGTTTAGCTTTGCGCGCACAGTTCCCGGAGACAATGATGAGTAAAATCTAGAGTATTCATAAATGGCGTTCACGGCTCTGAAAAACCTGGCCGCGAGCGCGGCAAGAGACGCGGCCATCCAGCAAATTCCCGGACTGATTGAGAAGTACGAGCCAGATATCGCCAAGGCTCTCACGGGAGCACTGACCACGCTGAAAGCTGAGCAGCCCCAAGAGGCCCAGCTTTTTTTGACGAACTGGAAGAAGCTGGACGACATCGTTCGGAAAAGTATTCCCGACGGGTCATCCGGTGGAAAACGGACTTTAAAGCGTAAAAGGAAGGTACACAAACAAAGAAAATGAATGCGACCGTTTTCTACAATCCCTTCAACTCAAAAAATCGCTTGTTTACCCAGTCGGATATCCAAGCGATTCTTTCGAAGCATAATTGTGAGTTCAGAGTCAATAACGTTGAGCTGTACCAGCGTGCGATGATTCATTCCTCGTACGTCAAGCGATCAGAGTACACATCTCCCACGGGAGAAGAGGCTCAGCTCGCCGAAAAGCCGAGAGACTGCCTGAACTTATTCGACGAATCGTATGAACGACTCGAACATCTCGGAGATTCCATTTTGGGAGCGTGTGTATCAACATACCTCATGAAGCGGTTCCCCGACGAGAACGAAGGATTCATGACGGATCTGAAGAAGGAGATTGTGTGCAATGAAATGCTAGGAACTCTGAGCCAGAAAATTGGGCTCGATAAGTTCTACATTATTTCAAGGCACAACGAGGATGTATGTTCGGGACGAACGAACTCCAAGAAACTAGGAGATATCCTAGAAGCATTTATTGGAGCACTGTGGACCGATTCAAATAACGATTTCAAAACACTGTACTCGTTCGTGATCTGTTTGGTAGAAGTCTACATTGATATTCCGCGAATTCTTATGAACAACCGGAATTACAAGGAACAGTTGCAGAAACTGTACCAATCGAAGTTTCACCACACGCCGACCTACGCTGTTATTTCGGCGGCGACGAATATGTACACTATGGCGGCAGTCGACGAACGAGGAAACCACCTCGGTATCGGAACCGCCCCCACGAAGAAACAAGCCGAACAGTTGTCGGCACGAGAGGCGATTAAGCGCCTCTTCTAAAACATGGTTCGGTACACTCGGCCACGAGTGAGCCACAACCCTACGAAAGACAAGACTGCCGGAACTGCTACGAACGTAATATATCTAGCATGCTCTTTGTTTTTCACTAGAAACACTCACTTCTTTTCGCGGGGCACGCGGCGAACGAGCAGTTCGCGCTGCGTCCCGATAGCGGGAGTATCGTCTCCTTCCTGCACGCCTTCGATGGAGCGAAGAGCTTCGGCTACACGCTGGGGCTGGTCAGCGAACTGTATAAGCAGCTGAGTCCGAATCTGATCACGACGCAGAGGAGGGCGAGATGTACGCACAGACCGACTAAGACTTCCCTGACCTTCCAGCTTGAAGTCGTCGACAGAGTTGTCGCGCATGAACTTCAGGATGTGTTCCGAGTTCTGCGTCTTCTTATCCCGAATCTGCTTGATCTGGGCGCGAAGGTTGCGCTCCTGGTCGTCGAGCGTGACCCACTCCTTCAGGATCGTGCGCACTTGTTCCGTCGAGTCCTCGGACATTTAGGTATACTATTCCGCTTTGTTGAAAACCGTTTGCCGCCCTTTTTTACGGGCGCTGGGCGATTTATATCTTCATACGCATTCAATGCGCTGACGAGTATCGGGCCAATAAACGGAGTGGCCTGCGCTAATTGAGACACTGCGCCGCCCAAATCGTCCTCGGCGACAGACACGATCGCTGCACTCATGCCCACAATGGCCACTGGGATAGCAACAACGGCCGTGCCGAGGGGACCTGCGACATCCGTCGCCACAGTTTCTGCGACCGAGTCTCCCAGTTTGGCCGAGGCCTTTCCGAGTGTAAGTGCAGTACGGAGAAGTGGTATCTTATCCTCCGCTAAAACGACCGGGCCAGTAATCATTTTATAGATTGCGTTTGCCGGACCAGTCAGAAAATTCGGAAGATACGACTGAGTTCCGGTTATAATATCGCGAACCAATTGGTCGCTCGCGGGATGCGTGATCGACCGGCCGCCTTTTTGTTTCAATGCTTTGAACAGCTGAGCCGCGGTTTTCTCATCGAAAATCGGGCGAGTATGCTTCTTATCGTAGAACGCAGATGCTTCGATCTGTTTTGGGCTGCGGAACGTATGCTGCTTCAAGTATGAATACAGACTCAATAATTTCACCGTCTGTTCCGACACCGTCTTGTTCTTTATTCGTTTGAACACAAAGTGTTCAACTTTTTTTTCGTCAGACGTGAGGTGTACGTCGTCATACACCCACACCATTAAATACTACTAGGAAATTACAATGGATGAATCGATTGGACAAGCATCATGGAACTCACAACTTGAAAAGATACTGTCCGACGAAGGCGAACGCGCGCTCTGTTACTCTTGGCTGCATGACCGATCGGAAAAATTGTATTCCAGGCTCAGCACAACAATCACTCTGCCCTCCATTGTGATGGCCACCTTGTCTGGGTCTGCGTCCATCGGCATACCAGCACTGGTCAGAGATACTGGCGTAGCGAACATCGTTATCGGGCTCATAACTCTTTCCGTCGCGATCCTGACGACGGTCAACAGCTACTTCGCATGGGCAAAGAGGTCAGAATCTCACCGTATAGCGGATATAACGTACAAAAAGATATACAAGTTCATCCTCATCGAGCTTGCGCTTCCACGATCCGAACGGATGGCCGCAAAAGACATGCTAAAAATCGTTCGCGATGAGTGCGGCCGTCTGGAGGAAACGTCCCCCCAGATTCCGGACACCATCATACAAGATTTCAAGTCGAAGTTTTCAACGACGACTCCCGACGTCATGAAGCCGGAAATAACGAACGGCCTCCATCCTATCTACGTGTACCCTGGTAATGTGGACTCTCCGTTTGCGGTCGGCAAGGGCGACAAGCCCTCGGACGAGCTTCTAGACCCAATCTACAAATCTCCGAAGCTCTCCATCATCGTTCCATCGACCGAAAGTTCGGTGATTAAAATTTCCAGCGCCGGTCGCACTCAAGACACGTCACAAACGTCGTCATCGGTTCATCTGCCGAGCGTGTCTGAAGCTGGTAGTATACACACTTCGCCTTCTTCTTACACCGAGAGCACCACAGGAAGATAGACGCCGTGGCCTTGTCCGTGTAGAGAATCTTCTCCTTCTCGATAATCCGCTCGATGGACGCCTTCCATCGTTTGGGGAACATGTCCACGGCCGTCATTTCCGCAAATAGACGGGGCGTGATCTCTCCGCTTACGAGTTTGTGTAGCCACCCCTCCGTGTTCTGAACGTACCCCTTGTCGCCCACCACGTTCTCGTAAATGGACACGGCGCGATTGCGGTACATGCTCCAGAACACGCGATTGCCCCAGTCCACCTCAATTCCCTCCTTGAGCGCCTGGTCGCTGATGACATGCAGAACCGAGTCCTCCAGCGTCCTGGCCAGCTCTTCGTTCCCGAGCATCTCCGTGAAGTTTTCCACCACTTTGTCGCGGATAGGAGAGTCTACGAACACATTCTTCGACCTTGAATGAACGGGGCGAGCATGAACGAGTTCGCGAACGACGTCCTCTTCGTCCTCTTCGTCGTCACCTACATCCTCCTCATCGTTGTCTGCGTCCTCGTCCGGAAGAATGCCTTCGCCGTCCTCGTCCTCCGCATCGTCTGCGAACGTCCATTCCTGATAGAGAGCATTGTAGTCCGACGCCTTCAAGTTCGTGTAGGATGAAATGTGGGGGTCGTACTCGTCTTGATCATCGGACTCTGTCGCCAGGATGATAATATGCCCAGAATACATCTCTTCATCAAACGGCGATGGAAGCATATGTGAGTTCGCAGAATCCTGGTCTTCGCAGGTCTCTGCGAACACTGCGAGCCACTGGCTTTCCTTCAGTGGATCTTGGATCTTTCCTTGAAATTGGATGTGGGTGGTCTTGTACTTCTTGCGAATCCATTCTAGGACGTCCGGGGTTTTTGCGGGGATGCTGATATCGGCCACAGCCCCATTCGGAGCGATACTTACTCCGAACGTCATCTTTAGATTCTAGATTGAATGAGTATGTAAGTTCGTTTTTCAAAATGGATTTTCCCAATTCAGTATACGGAACACACATGTCCTCAACGTACGTACCCCCTCACCTCCGAAATCGCAAGGTTGGCCGCCCTGTAGAGAAGATACAGGAAATCAAGATCGTGGAATCGGAGTTCCCCGAATTCCCAGCAAGCCGGCGCCCCCAACGAACCTTCCAGGGTCCAAGTTTTCTAGAGAAGGCATCTGAGCCTCTAGAAAACCCATACAAGAATCGCGAACTGACGCTTCATCGACACTCGCCGGCCGCACCCTCAAGGTTCGAACGGACGTGGGAATTCACGGATGACGACGAGAAAGTTCCTCGGGAGCCTGAGGCCACGAACCCAGCCCCCGAAGTTCCTGTCGACGAATGGACGACGGTCGAGCGAAAAATTAGAGTCAAGCGAGACAAGGTACAGGAAGCTCTAGATAACGGCGATGCCCCTATCGAGGAACCCGAAGACACCGCATGGGACGAAGAGCCCGAGGATTACGAGACGTTTTGGGACGAACGTCGGCATTAATTAAACGCTAGGCGCCGACGGGCTTATAATAAAGGAACGGAGCCAGCGCCCGAACTGAAGCGCGAGCGGGTTCAGCATCATAAGTGGAGCGAATTCACGATGCCGATAGAACGCGAAGTACAAAGCAACTCCGATTGCTAGAATCATGAGAGACACATCGATCATCGCAATATACCCATTCGTGGCAACTTGACTACTTAGCCACTCCTGCGTCTTTGCGAGAACACCAGACCCTTCTTCTTTTTTTGCCGCGAGAGGGGCGGCAGACACTTCTCCGCCTCCAGTTGGTACTGTCGTTCCCTTTGCTGGGCGTAAACGCAAGTATACCTTATTGTCGTGAGGCATGACCCCTCCAGCAAGGTGGTCCGCGCTGTTGAAGTAGACCTCCCGATCTCCGAGCGGCTGGAGCGGCCGCGATCCAGCCGGCCCATTCTTGGTCAGTAAAGCGAAATCCGCAGCGTCCATATTGATCATCGAGTTGAAGACGACCCATTTCGTCTTATCGCAGTTGGGGAAGGGGAATGTTCCGTCGTAGATGTAGTACGCTCCCGTCGTGGGAACCATCATTCCCATCGTCCAATCGCTCCCCAGCTTTATGTCGGTGGGCGCTTCGGGGTTCGCGTAAGAAATGAACGCGTTCAAGAATTTGCTCGCAGGCGTCGGGGCGGGATTGACTCGGACAAGCGAACTCACAACGAGACTTTTGCCGGTGGGGGTCTTGAACACGGCCATGACTTCCGCGTCTGCCTGAATGTTCTCGATGGTGTGCTGGCTTGGATGACTGATGATGATCGCGTTGCACGTGTACCCCTCCTGGTTAAACTTACACGTTCCTAGACCCGCCTGGTTGAAGAGCATAACTCCGAAATCGGTTATGCTGACTTTCGCTGTTGTGGTGTACGCCTCGTCAAAAATGAGTTCGCACAAGACATCGCACGGTTTCGCGAATGTCTGCGAAAGATTGATAGGGCTCTGAGCGGGTCCATTGCAGTTCCCGCCCCACTGTTGAGTGGTCGAGCTGTAAATACTCATTTGTAGTTTGGCGTTATTTTGTATCTTAGGAATAATCAATGGACAGTAGTACTGGAACTGTCCTCGCAGTTATTAACTTCATTATTATTGTGGGTGCGGCACTGGTTGGTGGATATTTTGGGGTAAAGGCTGACGGCGAAGGACAGTACTTATGGCAGATCGCCAAGATGGTCGTTCTGTATATACCGATCTCGCTCGGAATGTTCACCGTATTCGCGGCGATGTTCTTTGAGAACACGAACATTATGGTGGGTCTTCTTGTAGGAATTATAGCTATGATCCTGAATTACCTTCTGGATGGACTTGTGTTCCGGGGAGGGTTTTCCCAGTTAAAAGATGGGTTATCACGTGTAAAAGTGAACTTATACGGGCGACTTTAACTTCCAGTTTGAAAAATAAAGACACTCTAGGTAATAATGGCAGGTGTTGGACCAGTACCTACACCCCCCGGGGGAGTATGTGATTTCCCAATTTATATTGGTAATCTTCCCCTGATCCCGTCCAAATCTCCGTCCGTGATTGTCTTCACACTCGCAGTCGGGTTCTATTTCCTGAATGGACTGTGGCGTGATGCGAATATGGCCGGGTCGGACGCATCAAATTCTCTATTCGCAACATTCACGGTCCTTGGACTTGCCTGCGCCCAAACTGCAGTGATCACATCTCAAGCCAGCTACTTCAGCAGGTGCCCTCCAGTCGATTGGCTCGGACTTGTTATGGCTTGGGTCGTAGGTATACTTGGCGGAAGTATCGGCTTCTGGGGAGCATGGGCCGCGAACGGATTAGGGGTCACTTTAAGTGTGAAGGGAAAAGAGTCGTTCACGACAAATTCGCCGTTTACTCTAACATCAGACGCACTGGACTTGAATAGTTCCGGTAAGTCTACTGCTGCTGCATCTAAAAAGGTTCCTGAGACGTGTGCAGTCCCCGGAGCACCTGGAAATAATACGATGATTTTTGAAGCCGTGCGGAACGGCGTAGTGGACAACACGATTATTGCTGAACCGATCGCATAGCCGATCGCAGGATTCGGTAGTACCCTACCATCGCAGTGCCCGAGTGCTTCTCGGTATACAGAGTAGCGCCCTCCTTCGACCGCGCTATAACAACAATCGTCGGAACAACTTGAACCCCCAGTGAACGCGACAGACCTTCCCGGTCCTCGTGCGTATTCACAACCACCCACGACACGGACGGAAACTCTTCCTTAAGGTCTTCAATCGCAGGCTTGATGACCTTACAGGGACCGCACGTTGGCGACCAGAAATGATATGCCGTCACACTCATTCCTCCTTTACTATAACGGTACCTTCTGCAATTAAATGATTTGCCGAGAGAAGTCGGTACTGCGTGTGTCTGTGCAGCTTCTGTTTTACGAGCTCGAATCCCTTTTTCTTGACCGTTTTGCTGAGTGCTGAAATGAGGGCGGTGTTCAGTGAAGCTTCGTCGAGTTTATCGAGGTTGGCTCGGCACCACGCGAGAATGATGGAGTCATTGACGGGAGGACCCATAAGGCTTAGCGGCATGCCGTCAACTGCGACTTGCGTGTTCGTGATGATCTTGACCTCGGGTTCGCTTGGGTTGAGGACGCGCGTCGCCATCTGGTCGGCTTGAGCATTGTTCGCGCTGTTGTAATCGGTTCCGCCCGTATGCGCCTCGACGTGCGTGAACATGAACGAATTGAACTTCGAGAGGCGGGTGGACGTGTCCTCGATCAGGTCCCGGTGGCATACGTCCTTCCCCTGCTGCGTCTTCCAGTTTTTCGAGAGCCAAGCGGGCAACCATTTCGTCAAGCAGTCCTTGGAATACATTGAGTCCGTAAAGATATGAATGTCCGTCTCATACGGAAAGTTCTTCTCGATAATCTGAACGGCTTCGGAAATAGCCATGAGTTCTGCGCGCTGATTGGTTTGGGGCTGGTCTGCGGGAACTTCGGCCGCTTTGGATATATGTTTGTGATCGGGAAACCACACCGCCCATGCGGCACGCGATCCCTTCTTTCCGTTTCCCGAGCACGCTCCGTCCGTGAACACTACGACCTTCATTGTCTTTAATATATGGTCGGACAGCGTACAACAGTGGGAATTCGTTTTGAAACGCACCGACTACAAATGGCCGGCTGGATGGCCGTGGGGTCTTCGGCGTGGAACCATACTCTGCACCGGAAAGATCGCTGCTCCAAAGACCGCCGCAGCATTTGCTGGCAGGAATACGTCAGGAACTCGGAGTGCCATATGAGAAGAATTCGGACTCTGGTCGATTGACGTGCCGGAACTTGGGAGATCCAGTTATCGAACCACGGCGAAAACGATTCGGCCGAATTGATTTCCGCGGCGTCCACTTCGGAAAATTCGCACTGGTATCCGTACTTCTCTTTGTAAGCAGACCAGAGCTTGGTTGTTTCCACATCATTGAGCGGTTCGAATAAAAAGTAGTGTGGCGGTGGAAACATGAGTTCCATTACCGTTCTTAGAGTAGATTGTTTAGACGGTAGCAGCGTTGCTCAGAATCTTCTTGATGGGAATCTCCGTGGACACAATGTACAGGCTGTTCTCCGTCATCACGATGTAGCAGCTCTCGCACTTGAATACGGACTGGATGGTGGACGTGTACTCCGAGTCGGATTTCACCAAAAACTTCTCCGTCTCGCGTACACCGATGCAGCACTTCTTATCGAGGCTGTCCTGGAAATAGTCTAGGTAAATTGGACGATCCTCGGCCATCGACACCTGTGCGGCACGAAGCAGAACGCTGGCCGGAGGAGGGGTGGACATTTGTCTTAAGGTTTTCTTTGAACTTCATTCTACTGAACGCATTTCAGTATATCTTCGATCTTGAACCGCGAGCGCATGCATAAGCTAGGAAGATCCATGCGTGGTAGATCCAGCAGGCCTTTCATTGATTCGCGGATGGTGGTTTTCAGAGACACGGCAGTCGAAGGAAGAACCTTGGAGCTTTCAAACAGGAAATCCACGAACTGCGTCGTGTTTTCCTCCGTCTGCTCCGTCTTCTCCTGCCGGGCAGTCTCCCCCAGATCGTCAATCACCTGCTGGAGACACGTTAGAACCACGTCTTCAGATACAAGTTCGCGCACAAAGAGCTGTGTCACGAACTTCGCGTATCCTCGGCGTTTGTCCTTGAGCTTCATCCAATCCACGACCTTTTCGGCATACTTTGGGTCGCTCGTTAGAGGATACGTGATCGTCTCGGTCATGTTGTACAGCTTGGGAAACATAAGCGTCTGCGCCGCCAGATCTTCGCGGATCTCCGGGATGTCCACCACGATCTTCTTCGAACAATCGGCCATCAGGGTACAATAACTGCTCTGAGTAATTGCTACATCGAAGAGAAGAGTCGTGACTCGCAGGCGGAACAGCTCGTCGCGCTTCTTTATGTTGGCCACGATCTTCTCGGACATCTTGTCCAGTGTGCGTGTCGCGATCTTATTCAAGCTGCCGAACACGTCATCGTACTCCGGATCTTCGCGCTCCTTGACTCGGCGTACGGCTTCTACGAGTACGTTCTCTCGCCAGTTGTCGGGCTGGGCACGAGGACGAGGAACGGCTCGCGAGGGCGGACGAAACGGTTTGAAGGCCACAGGTGTGATGCGAAGCTTCGCGATGTTGTCCTGGACGATCTTGGGCAGAGGCAGCTTCTCCGCGAAACGAACCCCGTACACTTGTGCTACGGAAAGGCTCATTGTATTTGTGTAGACTATTTCATCCTGCAGAAAACGAATCCATTTTAAAGATAGTGTAGAAGAGTATAAAATGGGGTCATCCATAGAGACCACAAAACTCCAGTATTCCTGGATTTTGTGGTATCATGATCCGAACAACAAGGACTATTCCTTGGATAGTTACATCAAGATTGTCGACCTGTCCACGCCCCAGCAGTTCTGGAGCGTTGTGGATTCCATCTCCAAAGAGGCGTGGGAGTCCGGAATGTTCTTCTTCATGCGCCGAGGGTTCAAACCCCTGTGGGACGTTCCCGAAAACGAAGCGGGCGGAGCATGGTCGAAGAAGATCGAGGATCGGGTCGTTCACTCTACATTCATTAACCTCATGGTTCACTGCATAACGAACGAACTTCTTATCCATCGTAAGGAGACGCTGGTTGGAATCACAATTTCTCCGAAGGGGCCGTTCTCCATCATCAAGATCTGGAACACTACGACGACCGTATCGGACAACGCATTCATCAACCAGGGAATCGAAAATTTCAAAATTGGCGAAGATGTCACGTACACTCCTCATAAAGCAAGACCGAAGTAGTAGTAATGGATGCGAGTATTATAGAATTAGCGGAATCGTATGTTAGACAATCCGTACGATTTTTATACGGCTGGCTCACGACGGACGGCGAGGTCCTGGGGTACATTCTCGGGATCCTCCATATCGTCCTTGGAAGCACGATCCCGCTCATGGTGCTTTTTTCGCACACCGTGTATCCCACACTCTGGTTTCAGTGCATCTCGTTCGCGCTGGTCTTTCTTATATGGCTACAGCACGTATGTTTGCGCGTATGCATCATCATTGTCGCCGAAAAGAACTTCACACAGGGCTCGTCGCCATACTTTCAAATGTTCCGAGACACGACAGGCGTGGACGGAGAGGTTCTTGTAAATTACCTTGTTGTCTTTGAGACGGGCGCACTCGTATGCCTTGGCCTGGAACTTTTGGGGAAGCTGTCGCTTTTTTTGTATGAGTATTATGGCGTGATTTTGTAATGCGTGTCCTCTTTGCGGACGGCTGGAACTCGTTCTGGCATTTTGTGTTCGGGTTCATTGGGGCATTCTTTGCGCCCTCCCTGTACCATTTCATCGACTACCAACTCTTTGATCCGTATGAGACCAACGTGTTGATCGATATTTTGGAAGGGTTGCTCGGATTCGCGTCCGGCATTTACGTTGAGCAGGGCATCAAGCACAGTTTGGTGTCGCCCAAGTTGGCCACCACATAGCGGATCATCAGAAACCAGTCGTTCTTCATGTGGATTTCCAGGTTGTTGCACAGGTTCGTGCACTTCGTGAACAGCACGAGGTGGGGCAGCGAGAAGTTCCCCGTCACAATTTCAGAGTTCTCCTTCTTCTGGATCGAAAACTCGTTCTCCGAGTCGCCCATCACGGTCGTTCGGGAGGCGAAGTGTCCCTTGCACCCAAACGTCAACGACGATCCCACGTTCTTGATTTCCACCGTCTTCGCTCCGAGCAGAGTCATGTCCCGGCAAATCTTCTGGAAATCCAGCGACGGCATCGTGATGTGCGCCGAAAACTCGGTCTCCGGAAGCTGGATGTCCGGCTCGTCGCGGTCCAGCAGATTCAGCTTGTAGCGCGTGACCTGCTTCTTCTCTCCGTCCTCCAGAAGAATGCCCAGCGTATTGGGGTCGGCCTGGTCGACGTAGAACGTGATGGTGTCGTCGTTCGTGGCGGTGCGCACGATGCGGTGGAGGTGATCAGAGTTGATTCCGATCACGAACTTGGGCTGGTTGTGGTTGTAGACAAACTTCTCGAACTTCTCGGCGTAGAGGCGCAGGTGCACGAGCACGGTGCGCGTGTTGTCCATCGCCACCATCCGAATTCCCTCGGAGTCGAAGATGAGGGACATCTCGACAAGAATACATTTCAGAGCCTCTGTGAGGGTGCGAACAGCGCCAGTCTGGACGGTCTTCGCTTCCACAATGAACTCCGGCATTTGTAATTTCTATAGCGGTGCGTTTAAAATGGTTTTGGCCATTAGTATTCAATATCCTGATAATTAATTGACTGTATATTTGGAATGTTCGTAATGCGATATTTATGTACGTTTTGAGATTGTAGTTGTTGGATATAGGACATATCCACTAAATCCGGATGAACATACCAGTCTTCATAAGGATGAGTTCCACGATTATTAATATCACTAAATACACGAAAATATCCCCTCTTACCAAAAATCTCTCTTGACTTCGTACGTGTGTAATCGGTGTGTGAGTTGTAAATGTCGTGTTCAAATGTAACTACTGAGAATTTATAATTATCCATTACTTCACGGTCTAACTTCTCAAGTGCTGCAATAGTAGTTCCATCATTCACTTCAAGATCTATTTGAAGATAATCAATAGTCATAGGAACATTATTAGTTTCAAATAAAGCTTTATAATCAATCGCAGTAGCGTCCGATAATATATGAACGCTATTTGGACGATGAGTTTTATATGATTGAAAAAATGATTTTTCGTATTCTACCATAATCCCCTTCCAATTATACCGACTTTCAAGTAGGTACGTGTTATTAATAAAAATTGGTTCGTTAGAACCAATTTCTAGAAAGAATCCATCACGTTTTCCTTTAAGTACACTTAGTACAAATTTATCCTGCTCAGCCTGACCATTGTATACTACATCGGTCATTTCTTATAGTTAATTTTATCCTTTAAAATGGTTTTGGCCCATCCAGGATTCGAACCTGAGTTTCGGGATTCAGAGTCCCGCGTACTAACCAACTATACGAATGGGCCGATCTTTATATGTTTCATTCTTTTAAATCCTACATCGGCGGCGGCTGATTCACGTTCCAGGCCGGAACACTTCCCATCGAGGAAACTGGAGACGCGGTGCACGTCAAGTTGTACTGGACACCCGGTGCATGGGTCGGAGTCGCAGGCACCGGTACTTTGGGAGTATCCGGGAGCGGAGGCGGAATCGGGCGAGGGTCGATCTTCGGTGCTGGAGGAACCACGGCTGTCGATACCATCGGTTTCACCGGGCCAGGAGTGGTCAACCCTTCACGCGTCTTTCCGAACAGAGACCACAAAACAAGTGCTACGGCAAGAAGCACCAGTCCGTGCCAGAGTTTGAGTTTCATTGTTTTAAGACGGGAAATTACCCGAACCGCTTCTTAGCCGTCGCACTGCGTTTCTTGGAGACGATGCGTCCGTACTTGTTGTACTGCAAGTTCTCCTTACGCAGTCCGCCCGTCGTCTTCTCGGCAGTTCCGTGCATGACCTGTGCGCGGCTACCAATACGCTGCGTCTTTCGCCGCGCGGCACCAGATGAACTTTGTTCCTCCATTTTGTATATAATTACGATAATTATACCATTGTTTCCCAGTTAGCCTTAGCAGCCAACTATCCGAATTCCCACGTATAGTGTTTTGCGTATGGCGCGGATACGAAGACACAAAAAGCTTCGAAAAGTCGTAGTCTTTATCGATCATCTCATCATACTTTGTTTCAAGGTACTCTGGAGTAATGTCCGAATAGTCGCGCGTCCAAAGAACGGGACACCCTGCATACTTCTCTCTCACCGTCGGATTGTCCTCGATGATCGGAATGCACCCGGCCATTAGAGCCTCGTAGTGTCTGTGGCAGTCCACGCCGTTTCCTTCCGGCGACACCACGAATTTGTAGTTCGGCAGAGTTTCAAAGTATTTGGACGCCGAAAGAATCGTGTTTACTATCCCGTTCTCGTCGAGCATCTTCAGAAAAGAGTCGCGATTTGGGGCGGTCGGTCGCCGCGTTCGATCCGTATACGAATTCACCGCGCACAATACCAGCAAACTGTGGCTGCCCAGTTGCGTGTTCGATTCGTGGACGGTGACATACCCCGGGCCCATGCCGATAGGCCAAGATGTCCACGAATCAGACCCGTCGATCACTGACGCACACACAACGAAATCCTGTTTGTCTTTCAGTGTACTTTGCCATGCCCTGAGGGACACCATTATATTACCGAAAGAACCTATCCATCCACCACGTCATTTCTGCTAGTTTTACTTCGGGGTTTCTGGATCGGGAAAAATGAAAGAACTTGTCTTTCTTATGACTTCTCATCCACGCTCTAGAACATTCGATATCATATTTTGGATATATGTTCATTTTACAGTTTGATCCATTTATCAGAGTTGTGTCCACAAGATTTCGTAAGTTGAAGTATACGTTCATGAACGACTGTTCGTAATAATATTCGCCTTCATAATCATTTTTCATCGCAATAATTGCCTCAAAATGTTTTTTCATACTAGGAGAGTTCGCAAATCCAAAAAGACCGGCATTAAAAACGTATATTTTATTAAAAACTAAAAACTCGAGTTCCTTTTCTGTATACGACAACAACGAGTGAAACTTTTTTATATGATACTCAGGATTGGAGGTTTCTGCGAATGCGTACAGTTTTCCATCGTGAATTTGGTCGAAGAAATATTCTAAGTTTACATCGACCAAAATGTCGGAATCAATGTACATAATCTTGTCGTAGTTCGAAATATCGTACGAATGGATATTCAACTTCTTGAATGATGAATCCATCGCGTCCGTCGAATCCGCACACGGAACAATACGAACACTTCGAAACTCAACCAATGCCTCTTCGCATCTTGAAACCAAGGATTGATCGCAGATGACTATAATATCGTGTGAGTTTTTTCGTCGCAGACACTGAATGGATAGAGCTAGTACATCGATGTATTTAGGATTGAAGCCGACTGTGTAATAAACTAGATGGCTACTTTGCATTATTTTTAAACCACAATTAAAGTTCCGTTTGGACACTCAATTATGTTTTTTGATGCGTCGAATATTACGGTTACTACTAAGCCGTCTGCTTAGTTGCTGTACGCGAGGCCGCCCATGCCGCTCATCACGCGGAGGACGTTGTAGTTCAGCGCGTACACGCGCACCTGGGCCGTACGAACGCCCGCCACCGTGTTCAGCGAGACCGTCAGCTGCAGGGTCGCCTTGTCGATGCGCGAGAAGTTGCACGTGCCGCTGGGCTGGTGCTCCTCGGGGCGCAGGGCGAACGAGTACACGTTGATGCCCGTGGACGGGGAGCGGCTGTGGTGCTGGTAAGGCTGCACCTTGTCGAAGTACGAGCCCTCGCGCTCAGTGAAGCGGTCCTGGCCGTTGAGCTGGAGCTTGGCGACCTCCACCGGGTTCTTGCCCTCGCAGCGCACGCCCGAGTCGAGGATGACCTTGGCGAGCAGGTAGTTGACGCCCGACTCGAACTCCGCAACGCCAGCGAGGTCGAGCGAGTCCGCACCGAGCAGGGACGAGGCCTGGCCCCCCGGACCCAGCACGGTCGTCGCCAGAGACGCGGACGACGTGTTCGAGGCCTGGCCGCTGATCGCCGCACCGTTCGACTGGGACAGCAGCGAGGTGATCATGCCGTCCGTCGAGAAGTCGTCGGAGTAGTTGAAGGGCTGCGCACCGCCAACCGACGCGAGCCAGACCGAGTTCGAGCAGTCGACGAACGAGTCGCGCTGGACGACCCACTGGAGCTCCTTGACGGGGTGGTTGAAGTTCAGCTGGACCTTGTTGGACGAGCTGGTGATCGACTCAGCGCCCGTGTACTGCACCTGCTCAATGAGGTACTCGTGCGACTGCTGGGCGAAGCGGCGGCGCTCCTCCGTGTCGAGGTAGACGTAGTCGACGTAGATCGAGGCGGCGGCCAGGGACTGCGCGGCACCGGGAGCCGGGGTACCCGTCGCGGACTCGAAGTACTGGCAGTTCTGCCAGGTCTCGAAGTCGACGTTGATGCGCACCTCGTGGTACTGCAGGGCAATGAGCGGGATGGCGACACCCGGGTTGCGGCAGAACCAGAACTGCAGCGGGATGTACAGCGTCTTGGCGGGCGTGCCCTTGCGAGGGATGCACGAGATGGTCGTCTCCGTGCTAGAGCACGTCGCATCGAGGTTAATACCGGTCGTGCGCTTCATCAGCACGAGGTCGTGGGTGTTGCCGATCATGGAGTCGAGCACCTTCACGTTGCCGGCCTCCGTCGACAGCTGCGTCCAGATCTGCATCCAGTCGCCGTACTGGCGGTCAATGCGCTGGCCGCCGATCTCAATCTCGACCTGCTTCAGCAGGCGGTGGCCGATGTAGTTCAGCCAGCGGAAGCCCGCGCCGTTACCCGCCGTCGCGCCGAACGTGCCGGTCGAAGGGGTCAGGTCAATGGCCGGGAGCACAACCTGGACGTACGTCTTGTACATCAGGTCGGCGTTGCGGTTGATGACCGCCGTTACGCGCTTGTTGAAGTCGGCCTGGCCGTTGAAGGTGACCTCAATCGACTCCACGGCGAAGTTGGTGTGGCGCTTGTACAGAATCTTCCAGAACGTGATCTGGGGGTTGCCGGAGATGTAAATATCTTGAGCTCCGTAGCTGACAAGCTGCATTAGTCCCGAATGTCCCTGGAAGGTAGCGTATGGCTACCTTCCAGTTTCAAGCTCTCCTTATAGTGTGGTAGACAACACACTATAATTCCTCTTGAAAGTCTCCTCTCGGAGTGGTCGGACTGTATCTTAAGGGTGTTACCCCCCACCGCCATTCAGTCTCTGAACTGCATCCGTGGTTTCTTGCGAAACGGTAGGACTTGGCTGCGGATTATCTCTATTTGTAGCGTTTTTACCATACCCACCAAGTTTCCCTGGGGTGTCCGTATATCTCTCTTTCGAGGATAGGACGGTAGCTACAACCTGACGAGACCTTCCCGCAATTTGACGGTGTTGCTCCAATGTGTCTACGAACTAGCAGTACCTTTTCGTACCACTCTTGGCAGCGTGACTATTCACCGCCCATATTGTTGTTATACCATATCCAAAGAAAAAAATTTGCAAGGATAAATGAACGTCCTACTCTGGCCGACCGCGAATCCCATCCTCAACACGTTCCTGCGCTCAATTGTGCTCATTCTGGCCATGATTTTTGGGTTTGGACAGACCCTGTACTCCGCCTACTGGGGCGCAGTCGTGCACGACGCCGTGTCGTTGTGGCTCATCCGGGATATCGTTTAACACGCCGGATGTGCTTTTGAGTTTTAGGTGTGTGATAAACATGTTCATTAATTGCCCGTAGACCCGAACCCACCGCCCCCGCGATTGTCGGGCGGAGCGGGCAGGTTGTCCGGACTATCCACCACAATCACCCGGTCGTACGGCAGCCAATTATGCTGAACGATCTGGAAGAGTCGACGGCCTTCCGTAATCGTGTAGTTTCGAAGGTTTGTATCCAGGCAGTCCACGCGCGCAATCAGCTCGCCGCGGTACCCGGCATCCGCCAGCCCCACCTGATTCGACATGCGCAGTGGCGTGAGACTTGTGGACGAGCGCGCGAGCAGAAGGTACGGTGCGGGCTTGCCGTCTCCGTCCACAGCTGCCGCAATCACACCCGTCTTGAGCTCAATTCCAAGGTTGCACGGCAGGCAGTACGCGTTCGGGCAATCAGCTCCGGCGCATCGGCAGTAAGCAAAATCCAGAACTTTCGCCTGGGAAACCAGATCTACGCCCGAATCCGTGGCGCGGCGATTGAGGACGTGATTCCGCTGGAGTTCGCGGTGGTTCGGGTCGATCACGTAGAGATACAGACTCATTTAGGCATACTAGAATTCTCCTATGAAAGCCTTTATCGGGACGAACGATACGACTGCAGCTTGCATCGCAAAGATCTGGACGGCGACATTCATGAGCATATCGTTCAAGCTCGAACGCCCGATCATGTAATAGGCAACGGCTCCGACAGGATTGAACGTTCCCGACGAGTATTCGTTTGCGACAGTGTACACCGCAAAATAGATGACGCCCATAATCGCAGGATTCAAGTCCGTGAGTAGGAGAGCGTACACTATGATGAGTGTACCCATAAACTCGACCAAGTACTCCAACATTATCTGTATCGCAGAAACTAGTCATCAGACTTCTACCACTGTTGCTCCCGGAAAAAAGTACCCGGAAGGATCGTACTTCGGATCGAGAAACCATTTGGACGGCATGAAGATCTGCCGGTTGGGGTTCATGTACGCGCCCCACCAGGCAAACGTGGAATTCCCAAGGATTCCTCCCTTGCATTTTGACATGAGCAGCAGCGCATCTTCTTCGCCTACATCGGGAATAATGCACGACCGCCCCTCCATGATCGTCATAGCATAGGGTTTGTCGTTTGTGAACAGAATGAGTGGTTGGGGGTGCACCAAATCCAGACATTTCTTATAGTAGTCCCGCAGATCTACATGATGAAGCGAGCTTCCAATGTAATCGCCTCCCCGAACATGCACAAACATGTATTTCTGAATATCGGGATACTGTTTGAGTATATCGGTATTGAACGACAGACGCTCAATAAACCGTTCGCGGATCGGTTGAATATACTCCCATCTCTGGAAGTATCCTTGGAGCCGTATATCCTTTTCGGGACGAGACCGGACAATATGAGCCCAAGGAGTCGAGTACATATACTTGCTCTCGCACAACTTGTATTCACACGACGCAGGTCGGTGGAACTGCCTCCACCTCTTGAAGACTGTGTTCATGTAATTGGTTGGGGAATGCGGATTCCCGTCTGCGATATCAAAATTATCAAAGTAGAATTGGCGACCCGATGCCTGGGCTATACTCTCCGTAGCCGCCAACATAAATAATTGATTACCTAGCCCGCCTCCTTTATGGATAGTTAGCATTGCCTAACAAATATCTATATCTTTAAATCTGAAAGGTGGGTTCGCCTGTTGTTTTTACCAACGTTGTTTCCACCTTGTTCGTAATATCAGACCACGATTCCACTTGGTACATCAAGCATGGAATCACGCAGTACCAGTTGTCTGTTTTCTGGAGGCTCACCCAGTACTTATCGAGAGCATACTGGACTTCATGCTGCGTTTGAATAAGGCCGGCCAGCCCACTCTTAAAATTATGAAGAAGAATCTCATAATACTGGCTGGACACGAGGTATGCGGTCGTCGTATACCCATTTTGAAGCTTGTACGTATCTTTATCAAACTTGGTTAACGACGACCCTAATAGAATGACGTCGTAGGGTTTCTTCGCCAGTTTCTCCAGCAAAGCGTACCCTTCCTCAAACTTATTCCACACCGCGTCGTCTTCCACAATGAGAACGTTCCTCCACTTATTTCGCATGGCCATTTCCAGGACGGCTATGTGGCTCTTGCAACATCCGACTAACCCAGTGATGTCTTTAATTGCGGGAAACCTGAGCACCTTGTCTGGCGGAAACACGTTCAGCTGTTCCTCGATGCTCTGTCTACGGTCCTCGCGATGATCTAAGTTAATGTAGACAACTTTCTCGATAAATTCAAACATTACTCTTGCATGGTGTTCTTCCTTAAAATGGGTCTTGATTACAACTGAAATGTATACGTTCCATCAGCAAGTCGAGATGTTTCCATAACTTGTGAAATATCAGACCACGAAACCATTTGGTACATCAAGCAAGGTATAATACAGTACCAATTATCTCGTTCCTGCAATGATACCCAAAACCTATCTATAGCGTAGATGCGGGATAAATGAGTATCCATCAACCCCTGCAGACTGTTCTTGAAATTGTGAAGAAGGATTTCGTAGTAGTGATTCGATACTAGGTATGCGGTAGTCGTATTGCCGCTTCGAACTTTGTAAGTATTCTTATCATACTGGGTACATGAAGACCCCAACAGAATCACATCGTACGGCCTCTTCACAAGTTTCTCCAAAATGGCGTGCCCTTCGTCCATCTTATTCCACACCGCATCGTCTTCTACGATCATAACGTTCTTCCACTTATTTCGAATAGCCATTTCCAGGACGGCTACGTGACTCTTACAACACCCCAGCGCTCCATCTTCATCCTTGATTGCCGAGAACCGCACGACCTTGCCCGAGGGGAAAAAGCTGAGTTGTTCTTTGATGCTTTTCCTGCGGTCCTCGCGGTGATCCAAATTAATATAGACAACCTTTTCTATGAACTCGAACATTGATGTGTATGTTGTACATTCTTAAAATGGGTCTTGATTACAACTGAAACGTATTTGTTCCATCCGCATTTAGATGAGTTTCCATAATGTGCGTGATGTCTGACCACGAATCCATTTGGTACATCAAGCAAGGTATAATACAGTACCAATTATCCCGTTCCTGCAATGAGATCCAAGAAATATCTATAGAGTATACGTAGATCAAATGAGTATCCATTAACCCCTGCAAGCTGTTCTTGAAATTGTGAAGAAGGATTTCGTAGTAATGGCTGGACACGATGTATGCGTTTGCACAATATCCTTGATGAAGTTTGTAAGTATCCTTATCGTACTTGGTACATGAAGACCCCAACAGAATTACGTCGTACGGTTTCTTCACAAGTTTCTCCAAAATGGCGTACCCTTCCTCGAACTTATTCCACACCGCATCGTCTTCCAGAATAAGCACATTCTTCCACTTATTTCGCATGGCCATTTCCAGGACGGCTACGTGACTCTTACAACACCCCAGCGCTCCATCTTCATCCTTGATTGCCGAGAACCGCACAACTTTGTCCGATGGAAATACTTTCAGTTGTTCCTCGATGCTCTGTCTACGATCTTCACGGTGATCCAAATTAATGTAGACAACTTTTTCTATGAACTCGAACATTGACGAATATGGTGCGGGTTCTTAAAATCAGTTATTCGAAGACCATCCGGGGAACGATGTGCATGGCCTCCAGCTCCTGCGACCACAGTTTCACGGCATAGGGAATGGTCTTCATTTCGAAGTGGGTTTTCAGCCCGCAGTTTCCGCAGTGGTACACGTTCTCCTCGGGGTTCACGACCGCCAGCGTCCCGCACGTCTTGCAGAAGCCCGTGCGGAAAGGGTCAGACACGTCCATTAGCCGCTCCTTCGTGAACACCGCCACGCCGTGGGACAGCATGCAGTCGCGCTCCATTTCTCCGACACGCAACCCGCCATCGCGCGACCTGCCCTCGCAGGGCTGGCGCGTAAGGCTCACGATGGGGCCGCGGCTGCGCGAATGCTTCTTGTCGATGACCATGTGCTTGAGGCGCTGGTAGAACGTGGGCCCAATAAACAGCTCGGTCTCCATCATCTCGCCGGTCTGGCCGTTGTACATGATTTCGTTGCCGTACGGGTGCATGCCCAGCCCCAAGAGCTGCTCGCGCAAATTGCCGATCTTGAGGTGGGAGTACGGCGTTCCGTCCCCCAGAGTTCCCTTCTCCGCACAAATTTTGCCGTACATGGTCTCCATCAACTGTGCGATGGTCATGCGCGACGGAACGGCGTGGGGGTTCATGATGATGTCCGGCCGCAGACCCGAGGCCGTGTAGGGCATATCTTCCTCGTTCAAGATGATGCCGCACGTGCCTTTCTGGCCGTGGCGCGACGACACCTTGTCCCCGATCTCGGGCACGCGCTCGGACACCACGCGAACCTTGACGAACGGGTACCCGTCCGAGTTCTTCTCGTTCCACACGCCGTCGACGCGGCACGTCTCGGAATTGCGGTGGATCGTGGACGCGTCGCGGAACGCGTACCCGTTCGCGTCGTTCTTCAGGCTCACGACCTTGCCGATGATGACGTCGTTCTCCTTGATGTACGAGTTCATGGCCGGGACGCCGTTGTCCTGGATGGCGTGGTAGGCTGAGGTCTTGAAGCCGCGCGTGTTTTCGCGGCGGGGCTTGGCGAACTTCTCCTCCTTGCCCGACGACACGTTGCGGTGCTCTTCGTCCTTGTAGATGGTGTAGTACAGCGTGCGGAACATCCCGCGGTCGACCGACGCGCGGTTCATAATGACGGAATCCTCCTGGTTGTACCCGCCATAAATCCCGATGGCCACAATCACGTTGTCCCCAGACGGCATCTCGTGGGTGTTGAGAATGTTCATCATCCGAGTTTCCACGAATGGGCGCATGGGCGAGCAGAGAATGTATCCGTTCTTGTCCAGTCGCTTCGCGTAGTTGCGCGCGAAGATGCCCATCGCCTGCTTGCCCATCGCGGACTGATAGGTGTTGCGCGGCGACTGGTTGTGGTCGGAGAAGGGAATGCTGGACGCCATATGACCCAGAATCAGGGTAGGGTGGATCTCGCAGTGGGTGTGCGTATTCTCAATGTCCGCAGGAAGCATCGCGATCTTGATGACCTCCGTCTCGGCGGGATCGATGTACTCGATACACGACCGAACCCAATCGTTCCACTCCTCGGACGTCTCGGGTCGCGGCAGAATCGCGCCCTTTTCTACCCGGAACAGCGGGCGCACGAACCGGCCGCCGTCCGTCTCGATATTGATGATTTTCTGGTAAATGTTCCACGAAATGCCCGAATGAGGGTGGAGTTTGAACGCCTGCTTTCCTTTACGCAGCGCCGCGTGTAGATCGGAGGGCGTTTTCGTGTACCCGATCACAACTCCGTTCAGAATAATCATGGTTCCTTCGTAGTTCTTGATGCTCGCGACCCACTCAATGCCCGGCTGGTCTTGCAGGAACGTTAGGACGATGATGGATGGGCTGTGCTGCGTGATGGAGGTCAGCATGGACATGGACTTCACAATACCCACCGAATGACCCTCCGGAGTTTCCACGGGGCACACGTATCCCCAAGACGTGCCGTGGAGTTTGCGCGGAGCCAGCAGCTTGCCCGACTTTTCGACCGGCGTCTGGATTCGGCGCACGTGGCTCAGTGTCGCAGAATACGACAGGCGATTCAGCACTTGAGACACGCCCATCTTGGTGGCGGTCGATACTGTGGACGTACCCAAACCCTGCACCGTGAAATTGCCGGTCGCCAGCGCCTGCTTGAGCTTGCCCTCGATGGTCGACACCTTCAAAATCTTGTAGAGGTTGTTGATGTTGAGAACTTCGAGCGGCCGCGGAGTCTCGCGCTTCTTCCAGGTGTCGTTGTTCACCTCGTGAACAAACTTGGAGCGAATATCCTTGCACACTTTCTGGAACAGCTGGCGGAAGAGGTGGGTGAGGAGCGCGCCAGTCGTGACGACGCGCTTGTTCGGGTACGCGTCGCGATCGTCGATTTTCAGCACCCCGGTTTGGGTGAGCAGGAGTTTACGTACGACCCAGCTCGTGAGCACGATCTTCCGGGCTTCCAGAACCGGGAGCGGAGATTTGTCCCCGCCGAAACGGACGTGAGGAAGGTACTCGGTCTCCAGAAGGGATCGGACGTACGCCTTCTTGTCGTCCTGCGTCGTTCCATACTGGAGGTGATGGGTGAGGTACTCGATCGCGTCGGTGCGGGTAAACACTTTCACGTCGGCACACTCGCGGAAGGACGCAGACAACATCCCAATCTGGCGATCGTCGGCATCAGTTCCCCAGATGAGGTCGGCGATCTGTTTATCGCTTTCCACTCCGAACGCCCGGAACATAACTCCCAGCGGAATGTCTTCGCGGAACCGGGGAACGCACATCGTGAGAGGATACCCGAACCCATTGAATTTCGCGGAGATGCGGACTTCCAGCTTCTTGGGCGGGGTCGTGAACGATTCGTGGAGCGACTTCATCTCGGCCGAATAGGTGTACTTGGAGGCGGTCTTCTTGTTCCAGAAGATCATGATCTGGTTGTCCGCGACCTTCTCCTGGCTGAGAATCGTGCGCTCCGACCCGTGGATCAGGAAGTACCCGAACGGGTCGTAGGGGCACTCGCCGATCTCTTCCTTGGACAAGGGGTAGTCGTTCATAATACACAGCGACGAGCCGAGCATGACCGGAACCTTGCCGAGCGACACACCTTCGAACACCTTGACCTCCTCCTCGAACTCCAGGTACGTTGGGGCTTTGTAGGACCGCGCCGTGAACCGAATGTCCGAGAACATCTGCGCGGCGTACGTGAAGTTGCGGGTGCGCGCGTCCTGGGGAAACATCGGCTTGATGCGCCCCGTGGCCTCCTGGATGCGGGGTTTCGTGTAGGAGATGTTCTCGAACGACAGGCGGAACTCGTACTTGTACTTCTTCGTGGCCTCGTCCTGTTCGTGCCACACCACGATCGGGGCAGTCGAGCACACGATGAGGGGAATCTTGTTGCGCACGAAGTCCTCGAATGATTCGACTTGATGCTCTACCAGTCGCGGGACGCCATTCTTGAAATACGTCTTGATCGCGTCCCACTCCATGATGATTCTATGAACTGGCTTTCCCGTAAATCTATTTATTCGTTTTCTAATAAGAGGACTGCATGATGACTCAACCCAAGCCGGAGTACAAGGTCGTCAAGGTCGACGGCGACCCGCCCGTAAAAACGCCCGCGCCCGCGCCCGCGCCCGAGGGTGGCGCAAAGCACAAAAAGCATAAGAGTATGCGCACATTTCCGCGCGGAATCATGAAGAAGACGTTCAAGGTTCGCCCCACCGCCGATCCGGCCAAGCCGCCGGCATTCAAGAAATCTATGCGCCGACACACGATTCGTCTGTACACCGAGCGCGGAGAGACGAAACGCCGGAAAACCATTAAGCGCAAAGTATCGAAAATGACGGATAAGCAGGTCGACGAAATGATCAGGAAACACGACCTCCTGAAGAACGAGTCCACCCCCGCGAAAATCAAGCGGGACATGCTGAGCGGCGCAATGTTGGCTGGTTTCATTTCCGCCGAATAATTAATGACGAGCATCTGGGGCCCGCTTGGGTGGATGACCCTACACTCCATCTCCGCGAACTACCCCGAGAACCCCACGGGCGCAGACAAGCTTATTCTGCGAACCTTTATGAACCTGTTTACGGAAACCATCAGCTGTCCGTCGTGCAAATCCCATTTCGCGACCATTTTCAATTCGTACGTGTCCAAGAATCCCCGGTGGGCGGACAGCAAGGCGGACTTGTTTTTGTTCGTGTGCCGAGCACACAATACGGTGAATATGCGTCTAGATAAACCCCTACTTCCGTCCGTATCAGAATGCTTGACTGCCCTAAGGTACGCGTCCAGAGTCACGGATCTCGCGACCTACCGCATCCAATATTTAACGTACCTCCAGAAGAACTGGGCAAGAGAGCCCACGGCCGAAGGATTCATGATGTCTCGATCCGTCCGCGAAATGGTCAAGATTAATACGGAATACTGGACTCCGCGCGAAGCGTCGCTTGCCGACTTAGAGTTTCCCGAGGCCGACGTTCTCCAGCCGATCACTCCGACCAGAGGATCGAACGGATTAGTGTTGCCGGGCGTAACGTCGAGCGGTGCGCCGATCAACGTGGGGTTCAAGATGCGAGGGGGGAAATTCTCGTTAACTGGGCGGTAGGGTTCCAAGGGAGCGAAATCCGGGGCTTCATTTCCCATTCGTGCCGCTTCATCCAGGGGCTCCGAGTCGTCTCGTCGTGCATCTCATCAGGATACTTTACGCGCCTGCGGGTCTTCTTCAGGGACGCGGCGGGCATAATGAAATGCAGCTGGTCGGCCACCGTGAAGTTCAAGCGCCCCTTTTGAACACCCGACTCCGCGTATTTCACAATATCGGAGACGAGTGGGGCGTCCGCATAAGGATAGTACCACCCCCAGTTCACAGGCGAGCTCTGTACAAAGTAGTGGTGCGTCCAGTGAAATGTCGTCCAGTACGCGGCCACCACCGGCTTCATGTCCAGCACGCCGTCCAGGATGTGGAGGCCGTACTTCCGCGAAAACTGGGACTGGTCCTTTCCCAGCACGGCTTTTTCCTCCGGCCGTTTCCGAAGCGTTATGCGCTCCCGAAGCACACCCATCTCCCGCTCGGCCGAATACGTTAGAAACGTGCGCCTCCCCTCCGGCGTGAGCAGGTCGGGCTGCCCGCACGCCTGGTAGAAATGGAGCGCGCGATTGTATCCGTCCTCGCGCAAAGAAAACATGCCCAGGTTCGGCATGAAGTCGTTACCGAAACACAGCATGGACAAGGCCATGTACTGCTCGATGGGCAGTGGAAGCTGCGAGGCCAGGCCCCAAATGTCCATCGTCGCGAACTCTGCGGTCTTGAGCTTCGGGTCGTCGAACTCCGCGCTCTCGCGCAGGAGGTGCATCTTGCCCGGGCTCGACAGCGATTTGTTCTGCAGGCAGATGAGGATGAGGTCGGCGTCCAGACCGTAGATGCACACGGACTGCCGCTCCGCCTCCGGGATACGTTTCAAGTCCAGCATGAGCTTGTGCTCGCCTTCGCCGGGGCACGTCGTCTTACTGATGTCGGCGTACGGGAATCTTGCGACGAGCGCGGCCTCCAGCTCCCGCATGTACGGCGTGTCCGGCGAAATGAGGTTGCGGTCAAATGCCGTTTCCTCCTTGATCTTCATGCGACGATACCGCTGCTGCACGATTTTTGCGTACGGAACTAGACCGTCCAGAGCAATGAGAACCTTCTTGGCTTTGCATACGTGTTCCAATAGGTACACGAACGCCTCAATAATCGACTCAATGGGTCGATCTTCTTTGAGGTACCGATGAATCAAACAGTTAAAATCTACACCTAAAACGTCAACTTCAAGTGGAAGTCCACGTTTTACGCTGTCGGTTATGCCACGATGGGACTTGATGAGGCTCGCAAAATAAAAGGGAATACCCATGTTATTACGTATACGTTCGTAGCGCGTAAGCTGGTTATCGATAACTACGCCATGTTATCCTCGGGAAACACTTGCCGATACACTGGCTCGTTGTTTGGACCGATGTTGACTCCCTTGTTGAACTCTTCAACGCTGATCTCAGTGACTGGAAAATCGTGAGCCTTCATCCGCTCCTCAATTTCGGCAGGCGTTAATTTTGATTCTGCCCAATCGCCTTTAGGAAGATCTGTTGGTCCATTTTTTAGAAGAGATGGGAGATCATGATCAAACGTTTCCGGCTTGGGAAGTGCCTCGTCCTTTTTTCCACCGGTCTTGCCACCATTAATCCAGAAGCCCTGAGCCTCATCTACTGGAACACCATGAATACGAGACTGGTACGTCTTTTCAACTCCACTCGTATCTGGCTCTTCACCTTTCAGGTTAAAATAAGTATCAAAATCAGAAAGGGCTTTGCGTTTAGCCTCTTCTAGTTTTGGGTCATTGAGTGCGCGATCAGATTCGTATTCCATTATTCTTTAAAAGTTACCTTCCTTAAAACGGTTCCTGCAGGGATTGAACCTGCGACCTTTCGGTTCCAACGGCATACATAACAGCCAAACGCTCTACCACTGAGCTAAGGAACCACTTGTTAGTGCGAGTTTATTTTTGTAATTCTAACTCACTCATACCTTATCAATTGAATCTTCGTTACGGGACTGGAAGTACGTGCGGAGATCGTCGCGGAACTGATCATGGCCTGGGTACAGTGTCCACATACCCTGCCAGTCCTTGTGGACATGGGCCAGAACATCAATCTTATTGTCCAGCATAATGGCCCAACGATCGCGGTACTTGCGGTCGCGCTTCTTACCGTGCCAGAAGTGGTACATAGTACCCTTGACGTACCCAATATTTTTGTGGAGACGCAGTGCACGTTCCTGCCAGTTCATGACGAGCTGACGGTAATGTGGGTGTACGCCCTTGGGAATTGAGCGATGAGCCTCACCAATAAGCGCACAGGCCATATGATGATCTCCAGCGCCTAGAATACCGTAGTCAAATAGACCGCCCATAGTGTTCACAGCCTCGCGCGTCGCAGCCCATGCATACCCAGGGTGCCAATAAATGCCATTACCATACTCTGCCTCATAGTACTCCTCCGGTAGTTCACATCCCTCATGCTCGGCCAACTTGGATACCATCTTTCCATAAGGCTCGCCGTTCTTGTAGCAGAAAGCAAATCCCTTAGCAGTATTCATAATTTCGTGGTTGGGGCCGAGATCTACCGCATCCTCAAACATCTGAACTACTGGATGATGCTGGAGCTCATGAACCGTCTCCTCCATCCAATCGGGACGAACAAAATCAATATCGCCGTCCAGCCAAGCAACGTACTCCCAGTTAGGAGGCAGACGAGAAATACCGATATTGATGAGATTCTCCTTATGCCAGAGCTCAGAGTCGGTACGAACCTGAATATGCCGAGGATTCTCCGCTTCAGTCACCTCGAACTCGCGGTCGCCATACGCACCCTCTACGACATACAGTTTTGCACTGTACTTCGCCATTCGTGCCTGAAACTCACGAAATAGCTGTGGGCGCTTCTTGTAACGCTCAGGGTTCGTCATCACCGCGATAACATAAAAGTTATCGAGGAGATGAGAGTTCATTCGGTTTAAAATTATAGATTCCGGTATGTGTAAATAATAAATGTTCACGATCTCTTGGACGACTATCCTGATGGGTCTGGGTGCTCTACTAGTGGTTGGACTTTACGCTTACTCAATTTCATCACAGATTAAAGTCGCCGATCCCAAGCCCGGATGCTCGTCGTGTCCCAAACAGACTGCCGAATAACTGGACAGAATAATTATCCGGTAGTAACAAAATGTCCGATACACCATCAGCATCTACGTCTACGTCTGCAACGACCAAGGCAGTTCCGGTAGAGACGGTTACGGTTACGCCCGCAGGTAAGACTTTAGATTTTGCTGACGCGTCTGATCTTCTAAAGCTGGCACTATCAAAGATTTCCGTGGCGGAACTACAGGCAGAGCTGTCTCTGGATGACAAGATCAAGAAGGTTGTTGACGAGCTGAAGGCCGAGATTCGGGCGGCTAATCTTCCGGCGGATGTACGCGTTACCGCGATCGATTGGTGCGACGACGCCCTCCCCCACGTCATCAGGGCGGTCGATTTCGTCAAGGCTGAACTCAAGAAGGCCGTGCTCTCGGACGTTGCGAAGGTCGAGGAGCTTGCCCTAAAGGAAATCGCAAAAGTCGAGGCTGTCGTTGTGGCCGACGTCAAGAAATGCTGCCCGTCGCTGTTCGCGAGAAAGACCCCCGCCAAGGCTGCTTGAATTCGTACAAAGAACCCCAATGCTCTCTAAACATACCAGCTTTGCGTGAGCTCAAATAAAGCTGGTCGTTTTTGTATGGTTAAGCATAAAATGGGCGATACGGGTTCGACGGGTCCTGTATACATCACGACGATAGACGATCTCCTGGCCTCACACACGGCACTCCTCTACACGGAGTCCGTGGACAGGGCGGCACTGGGCCCAATTATGTCGCCGGCCACGACCAACATACAATCCAGCTTGCTGCAGTGGGCGTCCGCCGGGTTTCCGCACGATTACGGAGTGTTGAGCGCCACGCTGTCTCTTCCGCCCACGTGCTCCGACGGAGTGTCGCGGAATTTGCTGGGGTACATTTGGTTCCTCACCGGCTCAGAGATCATGACGCTCGCCTCCAACTTTCAGAATTATTACCAGGGCATGCTGTTTTCGTACACGCTCAGCGGAAACTCGGTGTCGATCGTTGTGTCGAAAGCGCCCGCTTAAGACAACGATTTCTTGTATGCGTGCGCAGCCGGAAATAAAGGTTGCAGATTCCATTTGTCTCCAAGGTATCCTTCCACTTGCTGGCGCTGGGCGGTCGTCAACGATGTATTGTACACCAATATCTCTCCAATGAATCCGTAAAAGGGTCCATTCACATCTGTGGTGTTCGTATTATTGCCTACAGCGTATGACGTTATACCGAATGTTACTGCCGCAAATCCGGATGACGTTGGCGCCAGGGTGCCGTTCGCAGTTACGTTAACGGTTGTTGCATCATACCATGAACTTATAAGGCTAGGAGTACTGTAAGCGATAGGAACACTTACAGGGAACCCGCTGTTTCGGTACGGTCCAATATTATTCGTCTGCCTCAATAAACCCATATAAGTAGTGCTATTGTAATCGTTCGTATTTGGTGCGCCCAAACCTATTATACGTGCAGACGCCTCACTTGATGAACTCATATTGTACACTGCAAAAATACTCAATGTACTTGTCGAGATACTCATGCTTCCAAGAAACCACTGGGTGTTCGTAAACGTCATTGCGGGAAGATTGGTTCCCATTCCATTTGGGTTGACTGTGATTGTTCCCGTGGCCGTTCCGTTATAACCATTCCCAGACTTGTCTCGCCACGTCGTAACGTTTGCCCCCGATAACACTATGCTGTTATAATCTGCCGCATCCAGCCATAATTGAAGACCAGATACTGATTTTGGACTGAACATCGTTTGGAATGCCGGCAAGGTTTTACCGGGATGACCAGCGACCAAACTTGTTGTTAGACCCCATTTAAATGCAAGGTACGATTCTACCTGACGACGTTGGCTGCTGTTCAAAGTTCCACTGTACCAAATAAGTTCGCAAATATGTCCTGGCCATGATTCGTTGAGTGAGAATCGGTTACCGACTGTTATACCAGTTGTGGTTAATGCACCAAGAGTACCCGAATAGTTGAGCGCGCCATTCACGAACACTTGGGATGTTGTCGTACCTGTAATCCAGTTCATAGAGACAACACATGGGCTTGTGAGTACACCAGTCGACGCAGTTCCAAATGGTGTTTGAATAGTTTGGGTGTATGTGTACGGGCGGCCCGTTGACGTGGAACCAGAGTCCATAATGTACCCTGAAAAATTGCTGGCTGCCGTATAGTGCGCCACAAAAAAGACGGTGAATGGAGTTGTTTGGGCAAATGAATTGTTTATTCCGAGCGTGTAATTCGATCCTGTTCCTGTATATGCGGAAATAGGATTGTAAAACGAAGGGTATCTTCCCACACTATTATTAAACGTATTGTTCGGGTAACTGAATCCAGTTGCCGATGAAAGAACAACGTTGTTACCTGACTTGTCGACCACATTTGTGACACTCGTCGTTCCGGTGACAGTTGCAGCATCTGACGCGTCAATCCATAATTGGCATCCCGTAATATCTACTGGAGAAAAGAATCGGTTGAACGGTTGTGAGACTCCCCACGTTGCGTTATTATAGTACGGATGTGTTGCTGGCAATAACGACTGCAATCCCCATTTTTTGGATAAATATCCTTCTACATTACGACGATCAATATCGGTAATCGCGCCGTCAAAGATCATTGCTTCGCCCAGAGTGAACGTGGCGGTAGAATTCAGCCCCAGCTGTTGCTGCGTCGTCGTGGCTGCAGCGTACGCGAGGGTATTGTTCGTGGCTAAAGTTTGGGACGTTCCGTTAATGAATAGACCGGAACTCCCCGATAACGTGGTGGCGCACACAATACTTGTCGTGCTGAAAAAGGGAGATGGCGAGGTTACAGCGTATACGACTGTGTTGTTCTGAGACAACCGCAAATCGGTGCTTACGCTGCTCAACTGTACGTCGGTGGTGTTTGCTCCGCCCGTCATGAATGTGCGCGTAGAACCCGACGCTCCAATATTCACAACCACAAACACTGTGCGAGTCGTTTGTGTGAACGTCATGCTGGGACACAACATGACCGTATTGATGGCAAATGCGAATGCCGGAAGGGAATTGATTGTGGTGGACGTGGCGTTGACTGTTCCTGTGACTGATGTGTTTCCAGACGAGTACCCTTTATTACGACATGTTGTAATCGCAGCAGAGGGTGTGTACGATGACGTATCCGCCGCATCAATCCACAGCAGAAGGTTCGGGACGCATTGCGGCGAAAATGGCCAGATGGTTTTTGAGAGTGTAGTTCCCAGAGACATCTTATCAAATTAGAACAGAATATATCCGGTACTTCCGCCGATGCCGGTCTGGACGATCTCCACCGAGTTGCTCGGCGGAATGACGATGGGCGTCGGCAAATTTGAAGATGCCGACACTGCAACGGACAAATACGTTGCTGTATTGTTTCGCAAGACCCAGTATGCGCCCGCATCCGTCGGTGTCGAAGTCGGTAATCCAATGCCCGTAAAGCCCGAGTTTGTGATGTAGTAGTAGGTCGAGTACGTTGACGTACTGATGGCCGGAGTGGATGCCGCCCCTAAATATGTGCCCGTTACGTTGGCCGTCGTTATCCGCGTATACGCCGGGCCCGTGTACCCCGTGTAACCCGTAAAGCCAGTGTACCCTGTAAAGCCTGTAAAGCCAGTGTACCCTGTAAAGCCTGTAAAGCCAGTGTACCCTGTAAAGCCAGTAAAGCCAGTGTATCCCGTAAAGCCAGTAAAGCCAGTGTACCCTGTAAAGCCAGTGTACCCTGTAAAGCCTGTAAAGCCAGTGTACCCGGTATATCCTGTAGGACCGATACTGAACGGACTCGTTCCAACGTAGGGCAAAACTGTGCGGGACTTGATTGATAACCCAGACGTAGTAAACGGCGAACTCCGTGGCGTCCAGGTAATTCCGTCAGGACTGGTAGCGATTGTATTTGTTCCCTGTCCAACCGCAACCCACAAAGACCCGTTCCAGGCCACACCACGTCCTGTGGTACTAAACGGCGAAGTCCTTCCTGTCCAGGTTAATCCATCCGAACTGGTGGCTATTCCGTTCGCACCGTTTCCAACCGCCACCCACAACGATCCGTTCCAGGCAACGCCATATCCTATAGACGTAAACGGCGAAGTGCGTGCCGTCCAGGTAATTCCGTCAGTACTGGTAACAATCGAATTTGTACCTTGTCCAACCACCACCCACAAAAACCCGTTCGAAGCTACACCATACCCAGTCGTCGTAATAAGAGAATTTCCGCTGGTCGATGCAGTCCACGCTATTCCGTTGTAACTGTATATAATACGGTTTGTGGTATATCCAACAGCAACCCACAACGATCCGTTCCAAGCTACATCACATCCAGCAACGCTAAACGGCTGCGAGCCACCGAAGCTTTTTCCGTCATAGCTATAACAGACCGAATTGCTACTTGGAGCACTCCCTCCAACAGCAACCCACAATGTCCCGTTCCAAGCCGCTCCTCCTCCCGCACTGTTCCATATACTATTGCCGAATAAAGTCCAGTTGAGTCCATCAGAACTGGAGGCAAGTGAATTCACCCCACCAGACGTCAACCCACCTCCTGCTAGCCATAAAATCCCGTTCCATCCCAGCCCAGTTAATGAGTTGTTTGCAGAATTTGTAAATCCTAATGTTCCAAGCCCCGACCAAATAATTCCATCGTAGGAATAGGCTATACTATTTGTTCCTACACCCATGGCGATCATAAAGTTCTCCGACACAAGAGGGTACCCTGGCCCCGTGGGTCCAGTGACTCCAGTATAACCAGTCACGCCAGTGTACCCCGTGTATCCAGTCACTCCGGTGTAGCCTGTGTACCCGGTAAATCCAGTGTATCCAGTCACTCCAGTGTAGCCTGTGTACCCGGTAAAGCCAGTGAAACCAGTGTAACCGGTCACTCCCGTGTACCCCGTGTACCCGGTAAATCCGGTGTATCCTGTGACTCCAGTGTACCCCGTGTACCCGGTAAATCCGGTAAAGCCCGTGTATCCGGTGAAACCAGTGAACCCAGTGTAGCCTGTGAAACCGGTAAAGCCCGTGTAGCCAGTGAATCCGGTAAATCCCGTGTATCCTGTGACTCCAGTGTACCCCGTGTAGCCGGTAAATCCGGTAAAGCCCGTGTAGCCCGTGAATCCGGTAAATCCCGTGTACCCTGTGACTCCAGTGTACCCAGTGTACCCTGTAAAACCTGTGTATCCCGTCGCGCCTACGTTTCCTGCGTCAGTAAACGTCCAAGCTGCAAGTGTACCAGTTCCTCCTACGGCATCTGCGTTGAGTGTGAGAGCAGTTCCTGTAAATCCCGAAATCAATCCTTCCATATAGTTCGCAGGAGTTGCGGTACTGAACATACGCACGCGCTGACCTGAAGTAAATGCAGTCTGAGTTCCGGTTGCTAAGTTGGTAGTAATTCCTCCCTTCAATCCTGTTCCTATTGCTACAGACGTAGAGCTTGTTAGCCCATAGTATCCAAGCCCGGTGTACCCCGTGTACCCGGTAAATCCAGTGTATCCGGTGAAACCAGTGAACCCAGTGTACCCAGTAAAGCCGGTAAATCCAGTGTATCCGGTGAAACCAGTGAACCCAGTGTACCCGGTAAATCCAGTGTATCCGGTGACTCCGGTGTACCCGGTGTACCCAGTGTACCCGGTAAATCCAGTGTATCCGGTGACTCCGGTGTACCCGGTGTACCCAGTGTACCCGGTAAATCCAGTGTATCCGGTGACTCCGGTGTACCCGGTGTACCCAGTGTACCCAGTGTACCCCGTGTATCCCGTCGTTCCAATCAATGGTATTATTCCGGTGGTAGAGTACCCTATTTGGCCAAGATACAAAACTGTAGTGGGATCAGTTATCAGCGTTGCGATACCTGTAGACCCGGCTGGTCCAGTGTATCCCGTGTATCCGGTAAAGCCGGTGTACCCGGTCACTCCGGTGTATCCCGTGTACCCGGTAAAGCCAGTATATCCGGTAAACCCAGTGTAGCCCGTGTACCCAGTCACCCCGGTGTAGCCGGTGTATCCGGTAAAGCCAGTAAAGCCGGTGTATCCAGTCACTCCAGTGTAGCCGGTGTAGCCCGTGTAGCCCGTGTATCCCGGGGGGCCGGTGGGACCAATGGGCCCGGCCTGCTGCGCGAGCGTGCTGTGGACGTGGGAGGGCGTGCCGTCGCGGAAGCCGAAGTACATGGTGTTCGCCGCAGCGACCGCGCCCCATACTTCCACGCGCAGAGTGCTTGAGGTGCTGGCCAAGGCGTAGGTGGGAACGTAGAGGGAGTACGTATATAACTGGGGAGACGTTGTCGCAGTCACGGTCGTGGCCGTCCCAATCGTACCGGTCGCGATTGTGCCTATGAGGGTCGTGCCCGCGGAATTGTACTCTTTCAGAATCAAATATAAATTACACAGCGTTGCGGCGCTCGCGACGTACGCGTACAAATTCAGATCCCAGAGTCCGGCAGGAATTCCCGTGGACGTGAAAAACGTGTTGGTGCTGGTGAAGACCGCCAGCTGCGAATTTGTGAGCGGGCCTGCGATGGTTTCGACCGTTTGGGTTCCCGTATTCGCCGAAACAACGAGCGAGCCCGAAGACGGGATGGTGCTGGTGCTTGCCGCCAGGTCGAGGAACACGGTGAGACCTCCGGACGTTCCGTTCTGACCCGCTGCGCCAGTAGGACCGGTAGATCCTTGGATGCCCTGAATGCCCTGATTACCTTGGATGCCGGTCACGTACGGCAAATCCGACCATTTGCTCGTGCCGTCGCCGATCTTGACGTACTCGTACAGCAACGCCATGGTTCACTTACTTCTAATCCATATTTAGAAACAATCTAATTGAACACTCAAATCTGACGTCGCGTTTGCTCCCGAGTCGTATGTCGTCCATACATGAATCAAATCGCCTGCTCCGAATGTTACAGATCCGGAATAAAAGGACGCATACGTATCTGTTCCCGATAAGGTCAATGTGAACACCGTGTCGGCAATTGTTCCGGCCTTCGGCGTTCGGCGAACGAGAACGGTTGTCGTGTGTCCCGTTCCTGGCGCAGAAAGTGCATTCACGGACATCCCGCATAAAATTGTAGGTTGCTGGATACGGTATGCGGCCGGAGGTGTGGTCACATCAGGGTACTGAATAAACTGTCCCGTTCCCGAATTAGCCGCAAGAGTTCCGGGCCACAAGTATCCTCCCGCCGTTGTTCCGCTATTATTCAGATATCCCTGTACTGCGTAAAATAATTCAGTAGGATAATTGTAGGTAGAAAATCCCTTACCGCCCGCAGTTTTTGTGACTAAATCCACGCCCGGACCAATCTGAATTCCCGCCGAAGCAAGGTACCCGGGATCGGTAATTGTGGCCGGATTGGTCTGCAGAATGTCGGAGGCCGTATACGTTGACCCAGTCGTAGGTGTAACTATTCCTATAGTTGTGGACCGCAGCTGGATGGATCCGGTGTTTGCCGGGTCGGCAGTTTCTACGCCGACGTACGATCCCGTCCCCGAGCTCGGCGTTGCAGGTGCGGCGACGTACACATTTGTATCACGAGTGGTTACGATGTTTGTGTTGCTGACTAAAACTCCGCGTTTATTGCCGCTGCCGTTTGAGTACACGTTGATCGTCGATCCTTTCAAACAGTTGAACGAGAACGACGCGGCACCCAAAGTTCCCGTTCCAGAACATTCTACGCCATAAACGTTCGACGTTCCGCCCGCAGTGGCTGCCGAGTTATCAACCGTGAGCACGCACGTGCGCAACTTCGAGGTCACCGTGGTTGTGCCTCCGAATACTATACCTTTCAGCGTATAATGTCCCGCAGACGTGAGTTTCAACGTCAAGTCTTCGACGCGACAGTTTTCGCCCATCGTGAGCAGTGTCGTATTTGCCGCGACTCCGAGCATCTGCAGGACGCAGGTTTGGGTATTGAGGCCTCGCAGAGCACACCCGGACGGAACGGTGATTCCGGCAGATAAGTTGTACGTTCCCGGCAGAACCCAGATGGTTTTTCCAGTCGACGACCCTATCGCCGTAATTGCTGCGCCTACCGACGCAAACGGCAGTCCACCAACAGTACCTGTGGAATCGTTGCCGTAGTACGAATCCACGCGGGCAATGTTGCCGAGCTGCGTCGTGGGAATCGCATTTCCCGTGGTTCCGGTGGTCGAGTACCCGATTTGACCCAAGTACAGCACGGTGTTGGGGTCAGTGATGAGCGTCGCAATGCCCGTCGAGCCGGCCGGGCCCGTGTATCCCGTGTACCCCGTAAATCCCGTGTAGCCCGTGTATCCCGTGCGTCCGGTGTACCCCGTATACCCCGTGTAACCTGTGACTCCAGTGTACCCGGTGTATCCAGTGACGCCAGTGTACCCCGTGTATCCTGTAAATCCAGTGTAACCTGTGACTCCGGTGTACCCGGTGTAACCCGTGTACCCGGTAAAGCCAGTATAACCTGTGACTCCGGTGTAGCCAGTGTAGCCAGTGTATCCTGTGAAACCAGTGTAACCGGTGACTCCGGTGTAGCCAGTGTATCCTGTGAAACCAGTGTAACCGGTGACTCCAGTGTAACCCGTATACCCGGTAAAGCCAGTGTATCCAGTCACTCCAGTGTAGCCAGTGTATCCTGTGTACCCGGTAAAGCCAGTATAACCTGTGACTCCGGTGTAGCCAGTGTATCCTGTGAAACCAGTGTAACCGGTGACTCCGGTGTACCCGGTGTACCCGGTAAATCCGGTGTACCCTGTGACTCCGGTGTAACCCGTGTAGCCAGTGTATCCTGTGAAACCTGTGTATCCAGTCACTCCAGTGTAGCCAGTGTACCCTGTGTATCCGGTAAAGCCAGTGTAACCTGTGACTCCAGTGTACCCTGTGTACCCTGTGTATCCTGTGAAACCAGTGTATCCAGTCACTCCAGTGTATCCTGTGTAGCCAGTGTAACCTGTGACTCCAGTGTATCCTGTGTACCCTGTGTATCCCGTGAATCCGGTGTATCCAGTCACTCCGGTGTAGCCAGTGTATCCTGTGAAACCAGTGTACCCTGTGACTCCAGTGTATCCGGTGTAGCCAGTAAATCCAGTGTAACCTGTGACTCCGGTGTATCCTGTGTACCCTGTGTATCCCGTGAATCCGGTGTATCCAGTCACTCCGGTGTAGCCAGTGTATCCTGTGTAGCCGGTGAAACCAGTGTAGCCAGTGACTCCAGTGTAGCCTGTGTATCCAGTGAAACCAGTGTAACCAGTCACTCCGGTGTAACCCGTGTAGCCAGTGTAGCCTGTGAAACCTGTGTATCCAGTCACTCCAGTGTAGCCAGTGTACCCGGTGTACCCGGTAAAGCCTGTGTAACCTGTGACTCCGGTGTAGCCAGTGTATCCCGTGTATCCTGTGAAACCTGTGTATCCAGTCACTCCAGTGTAGCCAGTGTATCCTGTGTACCCTGTGACTCCAGTAAAGCCAGTGTATCCAGTCACTCCAGTGTAACCTGTGTACCCGGTAAATCCGGTGAAACCAGTGTAACCAGTCACTCCAGTGTATCCTGTGTAGCCAGTGTAACCTGTGACTCCAGTGACTCCAGTGTAGCCGGTGTACCCTGTGTATCCAGTGAAACCAGTGTAACCAGTCACTCCGGTGTAGCCAGTGTATCCCGTGTATCCTGTGAAACCAGTGTACCCCGTGACTCCAGTGTACCCGGTGTACCCTGTATAGCCAGTAAAGCCGGTGTAACCTGTGACTCCAGTGTAACCGGTGTAGCCAGTAAAGCCAGTGTAACCTGTTACTCCAGTGTAACCGGTGTACCCAGTGTATCCCGTGAATCCGGTGTAACCTGTTACTCCAGTGTAACCTGTGTAACCTGTGTACCCTGTGAAACCAGTGTATCCAGTCACACCAGTGTATCCGGTGTATCCCGTGTAGCCAGTGAATCCAGTGTATCCTGTAAAACCAGTGTACCCTGTGACTCCAGTGTACCCTGTGTATCCTGTGAAACCAGTGTACCCAGTCACTCCAGTGTAACCTGTGTAACCTGTGTACCCTGTAAATCCGGTGTATCCTGTGACTCCAGTGTATCCTGTGTATCCTGTGTACCCGGTAAATCCAGTGTATCCAGTCACTCCAGTGTAGCCTGTGTACCCTGTGTATCCCGTGAATCCGGTGTAACCTGTGACTCCAGTGTAGCCGGTGTACCCTGTGTATCCAGTGAAACCAGTGTAACCTGTGACTCCGGTGTAGCCAGTGTATCCCGTGTATCCTGTGAAACCTGTGTAACCTGTGTATCCGGTGAATCCAGTGAATCCAGTGTAACCTGTGTAGCCCGTGAATCCGGTGTATCCCGTCGCGCCTACGTTTCCTGCGTCAGTAAACGTCCAAGCTGCAAGTGTACCACTTCCTCCTACGGCATCTGCGTTGAGTGTGAGAGCAGTTCCTGTAAATC